ATCCAAACGAAAAACTTACTGTTGCTGGTAACATAAGCGCATGTGGGTCTTTAAGCGGTGCTAGTTTACACACAACTGGTAATGTGTGTGTAGGTAATATTTTAACTATACCAGCTGGCAGTGCAGGTAGCCCGTCGCTCACCTTCTCTTCTGACACAGACACTGGCTTATTTAACAGGACAGCAGGGGAGTTGAATGTCGCCATAGGGGGGAGTTGGATCGCCAACTTTCAATCAACAGGATTAAAGATTTATGCTGGCACTGGTATTTTCAATAGAAATGGAAGTGCAGCTGCACCATCGTATACCTTTAGTGATGATACTGATACTGGCATGTTTAGAGTTGGAGCTAATTGTTTAGGATTTACTACTAATGGTACTAATGCACTAACTATTGACTCATCACAAAACATATGCGCTAGTGGTTCTTTAAGCAGTACTAGCTTACATACAACTGACACTACAAGAGGTATAGTATCAGCCGGCCGCGATTTAGCAGATATATTTTGTACTACAAGTAATCCAGGTACTGTTACCGAAGTTGTAGGTTGTGATGGTATTACAGTTAATAATGGTACAGGTTGTGCATGTGTATGTGTTGATTCTACTGTTGTAAGAACTACTGGTGCGCAAACTATAGGTGGTACTAAAAACTTTTGTGATAGTATATGCGTAGGTGGTAGCATTTTCCATACAGGTGATACTGATACCAGGATAGCATTTTCTGATGACCTTATAATAACATGTGTTGGTGGTGAAGAGGCTATAAGAGCTGATACTACGGGTGTAATTATTAATCAACCAGGTAATGCAAATGACTTTAGAGTTGAAGGAGATGGAGATACACATGCATTGTTTGTTGATGGTTCAGCAGATAAAGTTGGTATCGGTACTTCATCACCAGGACAAAAACTTACTGTAGCTGGTAACATAAGTGCTTGCGGTGGTCTTAGCGCTACAGAAGGCGCCGGTTATTTTGATTGTAATGTAGGTATCGGGACAAATAGACCGGAAAGCCTTCTTCATGTTAGTAGTAATTCTAGCGAGTCTCAATTGAGAATAGAATCTGATAATGGTAATGGAGATCCTTTTCTTCATTTTAAATTAGATAGTGGATCTGATTACTCCATGGGTATTGATGACGATGCTTCTAATAATTTTAAGATAAGTAGAGCCGCGACTCTTGGTACAAATGATATTATTGAAGTCGACTCTACAACTGCAAATGTATATTGTAATTTACTAGTCGGTGAAGCAGATGGAACTTTGGATGGATCTAGATTAGAAGTCTGGTCGACAAATAGTCAGTCACCATTTTCTATAACAAACACGGATAACTCTAACCGTAAGGTACTTGACTCCGCATTTAATAGCAATCATCCCAGATTTTCTATTTTTAATGCATCTGCAGTAGAGACTATAAGACTAGAGACAAATGGAGTTTCATACTTTAATGGAGGTAATGTAGGTATCGGTAATACAGCACCAGGTCAAAAACTAACTGTTGCTGGTAACATAAGCGCTTGTGGTGGTCTTAGTGCTACAAACGGTGTTGGTTATTTTGCTTGTAATGTTGGTATTGGTACTACTAGTCCCTCTAAACCTCTAGACGTTATTGGTGATATAAAATCTTCAGCAAGTCTTGTTGGTAATGCTGCTGTTGTTAATCAAGTAACTGCTGGTACCGCAGGTGGTAGTATTTTATTTAAAAATAATAGTGGTACAAATAGAGCAATAATTACAGATGCTGGTGATACTGGCATTGGAACTACGAGCCCACAAGCTCGGTTACAAGTAAATGTAGCGAATCAAGGTAAATTTGCGTTTGCTATAGGAAATGATTCATATACAGGAGGTAACCCTCGACATGAGTTGTTAATGCTTAATAATGGATCTTTACAATGGTATATGCCTGATGACGGCTCAACACCAGGTAAGATTGAATTTTATTCTAGAGATAATAGTGACTTTTTCTTTACGTTAGATTCTGATACTTCAAATGTAGGGATTGGCAACCAGTCGCCTACTGAAAAACTTACTGTAGATGGTAATATATGCGCTAGTGGTGCTTTAAGCGGCGCTAGCTTACATACAACTGATACTACCAGAGGTATAGTTTCAGCTGGTCGTGATTTAGCAGATATATTTTGTACAACAAGTAATGTTGGTACTGTTACTGACGTAGTTGGTTGTGATGGAATTACTGTTAATAATGGCACTGGTTGTGCGTGTGTTTGTGTTGACTCGACTGTTGTTCGTACAAGTGGTACACAATGTATTGCGGGTGCAAAAACTTTTAGTGATGATATATGCGTAGCAAATAAAATTATACATGATGGTGATAGCAATACTTTTATACAACTAGCTAATGATATAGCCGTAGTAAGCACAGGAGGTGAAGAGCATATACGTGCGTGTAACGGCGGTATCATAATTAATGACAATGGCAATCCCAACGACTTCAGAGTTGAAGGTGATGCAGATACACATGCATTGTTTGTTGACGGTTCAGCAGATAAAGTTGGTATTGGTACTTCAGCGCCTGGAGAAAAACTTACTGTCTCAGGTAATATAAGCGCTAATGGAGGATTAAGTGCAACAGGCTCCGCCTTTAATTATTTTAATGGTAGAGTGGGTATTGGTACAGTAGCACCAGAAGCGCCACTGCATGTTAATTCTACCGGTGGTACTTTGGCTCAGTTTCATAGAAGCGGTACCCAGTTAGTAACAATTGGCGGGTCAAGTAATCAGGGACAAATTCGTTTTCAGCAAGGTAGTGATTGTATTTCGACAGGAGCTACTACAGGCGGGGATTATAGGATAGACACTGGCGGTAGTGTAGGGGCTGGTGACAACATGTTCTATGTTTGTAAGGGTGGTAATGTTGGTATTGGTACAACTACACCAAACGAAAAACTTACTGTAGCGGGTAATATAAGCGCTAATGGAGGATTAAGTGCTACAAACGGTAATGTTCTGTTTACATGTAACGTAGCTATAGATGGGGGCTGTATAATTGGTGATACTTCTACACCAAATATAAAATTAACTAATGCCGGTGGGGTAGAGTTTAACTACGGTACATCAAAGTTAATAAATGGTGGTAGCTTAGTTTGGCAAGGAGGCGGAGTCGAAAAATTCAGAATACAAGCTGCTGGTAATGTTGGTATTGGTACTTCAGCGCCAGGTGATAAGCTTACTGTATCTGGCAATATAAGTGCTAATGGTGATATTTGTCTTATAGACGGTAGTACAGTAAGATTGCCTGAAGGTTGTATTGATATGTCTCATGAGAGCACTCCTAGCCAATGCAGCACGATCACTTCAGTTGATGGTAATAAACTAAAACTTGACTCAAGTTTCTGTGCTGAGGTAGCAGCATCAAGTCAAATTTGTCTTAACGCACCTCAAGTTATTGTAAGTGGATCTAAATCAGGTGGTAATGGTCTTGCCATTATATCATCAGCTACACCAATAGCTAATAACACTACTCTTCATATAGGCGATAGTTTTACTGATTGCATTGGTTTTACTGGAAGAGCTCGAAATGCTACGCAGTTTTTTGTTAACAGGGATATTTCATCAGGTGCTGCTGATCTAATATGCTTCCAAGAAAACGGGACTAATAGATTTGTAATAAATTGCGCTGGTAATGTAGGTATAGGCACTAGTAGTCCTGCAACCGAACTTCATGTTGCTGGTGATTCATTAGTAACCGGTGACTCTACCATTTATGGTAATCTTTCTGTAACTGGAGACTTTACGTGTGTTGAGACAACAGTATCAACTACATCAGCGCTTTCCGTTACTAACACTGGTACTGGACCTGCATTATTTGTAAAGCAAGGAGGTACACAGCCTATTGCTCACTTTATAGATTCTAATGGAGATGATATTGTATTTGCTGATGATGGTGCAATAGGTATTGGTACAGATAGCCCCTCTACTAAACTTGAAATCTCACAAGGTGCTGATGATAATGCTCTAAAAATTAACGGGTTTGATGATAAGAGTGGTGAAAATGCGCAGTTGTATGTACGTAATACTGGTAACACTCGACTAGATGCTACAAGATCCATTAATATCCGTAGTGGAGATTCATATGGTGGAGGGATAGGTAGTGGGAGTACTTCTGGCCTTACATTTGATGCTTTTAATCAGTTTACATTTACTGCAGAAAGCCCAGCTCGTATTCCATTATCTATTGTAGGAGCTAGTTCTCAAACTGGTGACCTGTTTAATATTTCTGATGATAGTGGTGATGATGGAAATTTGCTAACAGTTTTAAGTGGTGGCTTCGTTGGTATAGGAGCAACTGCTCCTACAGCAAAACTTCATTTATCAGGTTCTATGGGAGGCGGTATAGATGGTGCTGATAAAACAGGTATCAGACTTTCAAACAGACCTAATGGTGAGACATGGAGAATAGCTTCTGGTTCTGGAGGCGTTAACCATAGTCATTTCACCATAGCAAAACCTGGTAGCTTTCCTGCTTTAACTATTACTAGCTCAAATAATGTAGGTATAGGAGTTAATACTCCAACAGAAGAACTAGAAGTTTGTGGTAATATATGCGCTAGTGGTGCTTTAAGCGGCGCTAGTTTACATATAACCGACACTACCAGAGGTATAGTGTCAGCTGGTCGCGATCTAGCTGATATATTTTGTACTACTAGTAATGTTGGTACTGTTACTGACGTAGTTGGTTGTGATGGTATTACAGTTAATAATGGTACAGGTTGCGCATGTGTTTGTGTAGATAGTACAGTTGTAAGAACTACAGGATCCCAAACTATAGATGGTAATAAGACATTTACTCAACCAGCAGTATTTTGTAATACTATGGCAATGGCTAACTGCTTAATGCATGTTGGTGATCTTGATACGTCGCTTCGTTTTGATACTGATACGATTCAGCTATGTACCGGTAATGAAGAAAGGTTAATTGCAAATAATAGTGGAGTAGTAATTAATGATGTTGGAGCTTCAAATGATTTTAGAGTTGAAGGTAACACTGATACACATTTATTATTCGTAGATGGTTCAGAAGAAACTGTTGGTATTGGTACTTCAGCGCCTGGAGTAAAGTTTACTGTAAATGGAGCATTAAGCTCAAAAGGTATTTGTAGCGATAAAGGTTGTAATGTTAGTATAGGTACATGTGCTTTTAGTAGCAATACTTCTGGTTGTCGTAATGTAGCTGTAGGCTGCGATGCTTTAAAATGTAATACGACTGCTTGTGGTAACGTTGCGGTTGGTTTTTTTGCGTTATTCTCTAATACTTGCGGTGGATGTAATGTAGCTTTAGGACGACAAGCAATGCAAAACAATATTTCTGGTTGTTTTAACTTTGCAGGAGGTGCAGAAGCTTTAATGTGTAATACTACGGGGGGTGATAACATTGGAATAAATCGTTCAGCTTTATGTAGTAATACTACGGGAAGTCAAAATATAGCTATGGGTCGCCTGACCATGAGATTGAATACTGAAGGAAGTCATAATATTGCTTTAGGTGGCGGAGCAATGCATAACAATATTTGCGGTGGTTGCAACATAGCTATGGGTAGAAATACTATGTGTAACGCTGTTTCTGGTTGTCATAATACAGCTTTAGGTTGTAGCTCATTACGTAATAACTATGGTGGCTGTTTTAACGTAGGGGTAGGTGATCACACTCTATGTTTAAATCGTATAGGATCTTCAAATGTTGCTGTAGGTCAGCAAGCTTTAAAAAGCAATACTACAGGAGGACATAACGTTGCTATAGGTCGTCTTGCGATGGCTTGTAATGATACTGGTTGTGATAATATTGCATTAGGTTCATCATCCATGATTAATGGTACTGAGGGGACCTGTAATATAGGTATTGGTATTACTACTTTACAAAATAATGAAGGTGATTTTAATACTGCTATAGGTCCTGAAGCTTTACTAAGCAATACAACTGCTGGTGGTAATGTAGCTATAGGTAGAATGACTTTACGTGGTAATACTACAGGTAGCTGTAATATTGCATTAGGTCATATAGCTTTATGCGCTAATACTACAGGTGGTTGTAATATAGCCATGGGACGAAATACTTTATCTACTAATACAAGTGGAAGTCATAATATAGGATTTGGTTTTACTACTTTAGGTGGTAGTGGATCTTGCAATGTTGCTATAGGTCATTGCGTTATGGCACTTAATCACTGTCGTAGTGGTAGCGTTGGAATTGGTCCTAATGTAATGAGAAACACTACAACAGGTAGTAGTAATGTTGGGATAGGTAATCAAGCATTATTTTGTAATACTACAGGTAGTTGTAATATAGGAATAGGTGACTGCGCTGGTAGAGGAGTAAATGCTACTGGTTGTGAAAATATTGCTTTAGGTAGTAATACTTTAGAAAATTTTTCATCGGGTTGTCATAATACAGCTTTAGGTCAGAGAGCTTTATTTAAAAATACTACCGGTTCATATAATATAGGAATAGGTCAAAATGCTCTTTGTCAAAATCAAACCGGTGGTTGTAATACTGCTTTAGGTCTTTGCTCTCAACAAAACCAGACGGGAGGATCACATAACTTTTCCGTTGGTTATAGATCAATGAGAGACGCTACTGGAGGTAGTAACAACGTTGCATTAGGTAGTAACGCTGTATGTTTAAATACAACTGGTACTGATAACACAGGTATTGGATCGAATGCTTTAGCTGGCAACAAAACTGGTACTGATAATGTCGCGCTTGGAAATCAAAGTTTATATCTCGCTAACTCCGGTACTAATAATTTTGCTGCTGGTAAATGCTCCTTATATAGTAACTTTGGTGGGTGTCATAATACTGCTATAGGATTGGGTGCATTATTTGGTAATACAACAGGATGTGAAAATATTGCTATAGGTTGTTGCAATTTAAAATCTAATACTACAGGCTGTTATAATAATGCTATAGGAAAGTTTGCTTTATGGACTAATACTACTGGGTGTAATAATAATTCTCTAGGACGATCTGCATTATTTGGTAATACAACAGGAGATAGTAATAATGCTATAGGACTTCAAGCTTTATACTGCAACACCACAGGTGGTTGTAATAATGCTATGGGATATCAGGCTTTATGTGGTAATACCACAGGGTCTAATAATATTGCGTTAGGGTATCAAGCTATATACTCTTCCCTTTCTGGTGTTAATAATTTTGCTGCTGGTAAATGCTCCTTATATAGTAACTTTGGTGGGTGTTTTAATGCTGCTATAGGCTGTAAAGCATTAGCTGGCAATACTACAGGTAAATGTAATATTGCTATAGGAGCTGAAGCTTTGTGTTCTAATACTACTGGATGCGATAATACCGCTTTTGGTAAATCGGCTTTAGAAAGTAGTACTACCGGGTCTGGTAATATAGCTATAGGTAAAAGCTCCTTAAAGGAAAATACTACTGGTAACTGTAATGTAGGATTAGGTGCATTAACTTTAACCGCAAATATTTGCGGTAGTTGTAATATAGCAATTGGTAAGGAAACTTTAAAAAGTAATACTTGCGGTTTTTGTAATGTAGCGTTAGGTGGTTTTGCGCTATTTTGTAATACCAATGGTTGTGATAATGTATCCATAGGGCAATGTGCTCTTTTTTCCCAAGAGGTTGCTTGCTATAATATTGCTATAGGCACTAAGGCTCTTAAGAGCCTTACTTGTGGTTGTTGTAATATTGCTATAGGTCAAGAAGCTTTATGTTGTAATACTACTGCTAAAGGTAATGTTGGTATAGGTAGAAGTGCTCTACGCAATAATACTACAGGTAAATGTAACGTAGCACTAGGGTCATGTACTCTTTGTTGCAATAGTACTGGTTCTCATAACTTTGCAGCGGGAGCTAGCGCTTTATGTAGTAATGATGATTCAAGTGGTAATACAGCTATAGGTTGTCAAGCTCTTTTAAATAACACTACAGGTAATTTTAATATAGGTATAGGTAATCATGCCCTTTGCTGTAATACCACTGCACAATGTAATATAGCTATGGGGCCTTGCTCATTAAGAAATAATTCCTCTGGATCTTCGAATGTTGCTCTAGGTGTGATGACTCTATGTAATAATTGTTGTGGTAATAATAATATTGCATTAGGTCCCTCTGCTATGAGGTGCGCAACCTGTAGTAGTAATAATGTAGCATTAGGGTCTGAAGTATTATGTCATGTATCTACTGGAGCTCATAACTACGGTATAGGTCAAAATGCTTTAAGAAGTAATACTACTGGTTCTCAAAACTTTGCAGTGGGTGCTAGTGCTCTAATTTGCAATACTACAGGGTCTAATAACGTTGCTATAGGTGTTAATGCTTTAAAAGATAATACCTGTGGAAATCTTAATACAGCTATAGGTTGTTTAACTTTATTTAAAAATACTGAGGGCTGTAATAATACAGCTATAGGTGCTTTCGCTTTATGTAACAATACTACAGGTTGCTGTAATGTTAGTATAGGTAGTAATACTATGACTAGTAATACTACTGGAACTAGAAATGTCGCTATAGGTGCGCAAATTTTAACTAGCAATACAACTGGTAGTTGTAATGTCGCGCTTGGTATGCAAAGTTTATTATGTAATGTAGATGGAACTCATAACTTTGCGGCCGGTAATGTAACTTTATTTAAGAATGTTTCTGGTTCTAATAACTTTGCTGCTGGTAATGTAGCTGGTTGCGGTATTATAGGAGGTTGCCATAACTTTGCTGTTGGTTCTAATACACTTCAATGTAATAAATATGGTAATGGTAATATTGCTGCAGGATTTATTGCAGGACAAAAGATAACAGGAAATCATAATATAGCATTTGGTCAACAATCGCTGCAAAATGTTACTACAGCAAATAGTAACATTGGTATTGGTTGTCTTACGTTATTTGGTTGTTCTGATGGCGCAACTGGAGGTTGTAATGTATCTGTAGGACTTGGAGGATTATGTAGTCTAACTACAGGTTGCTGTAATATTGCTATTGGTTGTTTCCCTCTTGCATGTAATTCATCTGGTTGCAGTAATATAGGTATAGGTACATTCGCGTTATTTGGTAATACTAGCGGTTATCGTAATGTAGCTATAGGCGATAATTCTTTAAGATGTAATACTGAAGGAGAGTATAACGTAGCTTTAGGCTATTTAGGGTTAACGTGTAATACAACTGGAGGTTGTAACGTAGCAGTTGGTAAAGAAGTGATGAAGTGTAATGATACTGGGCATTCAAATGTTGCCTTAGGTCACTGCACAATGTTTTTTAATGTTTCTGGTGATCATAATATTGCTATAGGTAGTAATGCTATAAAAACAGGTACACGAGGTTGTTGTCAAATTGCTTTAGGGCAGGATGCTTTAAATAAAAGTTGCGGTAATTTTAATATAGCTTTCGGATCACAGGCTTTAAAAAATAATACTACTGGTACGAATAATTTTGCAGCAGGTATTTGTGCTTTAACTGATAATAGTACAGGAAATCAAAATATCGCGCTTGGTAACATTGCATTGTTTAATAATACTTCAGGTATATCAAATATTGCGATTGGGGGAAGCGAAGCTTTAAGATGTAATACTACAGGAAATTATAATATAGCTTTAGGTGCTGCTGCCATGGCAGGTAATACTTGTGGTTGCTGTAGTTTAGCTTTAGGTCTCAATGCAGGAAGATGTACTGCTTCATCAGTAGTTACTGAAGCTTGTAATTCTATAGCTTTGGGAACAAGAAGTAGATTTTGTACAACAACACCTACTAACGAAATAGTTATAGGTGTCGATGCTTGTGGTATTGGAGATAATACAGTAACTTTAGGTAATGATTGTATTACTACTACTGCATTGAAAGGTTGTGTCGGTATAGGAACAACTAGCCCAGGAGAAAAACTTACAGTCACAGGCAATATAAGTGCGTCTGGAAATGGTATATTTGCTTGCGTTATAGCTGGTGGATACTTTGAGGAGAAAGCTGCTAATAAAAAATTAGCTAATTATGAAACTGGATCTTTAGTATCTATAGGTGATGATGGTGAGTTAACTCTTTCAACTGTAGAAAATGATAGGAGAGTATTTGGAGTAGCTCAAAAAGGTGCATGTCAACCTATAGTTTTAGGAGCTGAGCCAGTATTGATAACTGGAGAAGTTAGCATTGGAGATTATATAACTACATCTAGCAAGCCCGGTCATGGTAAAAAAGCTGAATATACATTACATGGTACTGTTATAGCCCAAGCTATGGAAGCAGGATGTGGTAGCTCTCATGTAGTAAAAGCAATGATACGTAAGATGTAATCCAGATTAAATATTAATATTAATGTCAATAAAAGTAACATCAACAGGAGGAATTAGCGCAGCAGGGGGTTTAAGTGCTTGTGCAGATTCTAGTTTTTTTGCATCTAATGTTGGTATTGGTACAAATACTCCTGCTTGTAAATTAGAGGTGATAGGAGATGCAAAATTTTGCTCTGATGTTGTACGTATACAAGGATCTGATGCTACTACATCCTTAGTTGTGGATGATGGAGCTTCAGGAGCAACTATATGTTTAGAATCTCGAGGATCAGGGGAAGCTGTAATTTGTATAGGTAATGAAAATTCTTCAATTAGTAGAACAGGTGGCGATTTAAATTTTTATGCTAACGGGGTTGATATGGAGTTTAGTACTGATAACGGTAGTACTACATCTTTGTTTATTGATACAAATGATAAAGTTGGTATTAGAACTCAAACTCCTGCTGCAGTATTTGATGTAAATGGTGATGCAATATTAAGATGCAATGCAACTATACAGGGTAATTTATCAGTAACTGGAGATATAACATGTATAGATACAATATTTTCATTAACTTCAGCATTATCTGTAGAAAATAGTGGTACGGGTCCTGCTATTCTTGCAAATCAAACAGGTGCACAGCCTATAGTAGATTTTCAAGATGATGGTACATCAGCTTTTTATATCGAAGATGGTGGAAATGTAGGCATAGGAACAACTAATCCATCTAAACCTTTACATGTTTGTGGCGATATTAAGAGTAGCGGTGGTGTAATAGGAAATCGCGTAGAGGTATCTTCTGACATAAGACACTCAGGGGACGAAAACACTAAGATAAATTTTGAAACAGATACTATTCACTTAGAAACGGATGGGTCTAAGAGGTTAACCGTTAACTCATCAGGAAACGTGGGCATCGGCACTACGGCACCGGCGTTAAAGCTTGAGGTCGCTGCCGCAAAAGGTGCCAACGGTGTAGTAGCTGTTGCCGATACAGCTTCAGTTGCAGCGGGTGTTGGTGGAGAGATTGATTTTTTTGGGGTATATACAGGCACGACCAGAACAGTATTCGGAAGCATAGAAGCAAAGAAAACGAACGCTACCGCTGGGGATTACGGAGCTGGCCTAGCTTTATCAACAAGAGTCAATGGAAGTGGTAATGTCACCGAAAGATTGACAATCCTTGAGGGCGGCAACGTCGGCATCGGCACAACAGCTCCTGGTGAACTGCTTACAGTCTCAGGCAATATAAGTGCACGCGGTGGTCTTAGCGCAAAAAATATAGGCTTAGATGGTACGAGTTGTGGTTATTATATAGGAGGTAGTGGAGGGGGACCTGCTACTAATGAGTTAAGAATTGGATCAAAAACTACCGGTAATACTATTGCATTAGAGTTATTTCATTCTGCTAATCCGGTATCTTTAGGTATAGATTATGATGGAGGCGCAGGTTTAGCATTTATTGAAAGTGCGCATGGTAGCTATGATACAAATACACATTTACTATTTAAGCCTGGTGGTAGTGAAACATGGAGAATAGGTTCACATGGTACTGGTGGGACTTATAGCAATAGCTTTAAAATAAAACCCGCTTCATCGGGTAATGATTTTTATGTTTCGGATGAATCTGGTAATCCTACAATTTATTCTGATACTAGTACTAAAAACGTAGGAATTAATACTGCAACACCAAATCAGCAATTTACAGTAAATGGCAGTATAAGTGCTAAAAGATATTGCAGCCAGCTTTTTGGGAATAGTGGAGGATTAGCTAATACACTCTTCGGAACTGATGCAGGTGAGTGTCTCACCACAGGTAGACAAAACGTACTTATAGGACAATGTGCAGGTAATCAAATGACTTCAGGAGGTTGCTCTAATACTTTTGTAGGAGACTTTGCTGGTGAAAAAAATAATTGTAGTCAAAATGTTGCAATTGGATGCGGAGCTCTACGATGTAATAATAATACACAAAATACTGCTGTGGGTCATCAAGCAGCTATGTGTAATGTAGGTTGTTTTAATGTTGCACTAGGGCATCAAGCTCTTCTTTCTGAGAATGATGGTAGTAATAGTAAGACAGTTTCTATAGGTTATAGATCAATGCAAAATGCTAGATGCGGTCAGTCTAATATAGCTATAGGATCTTGTACAATGCTTTGTACAGATATTAGTTGTCAAAATGTAGCTATAGGCGAAGGGTCAATGTTTCAAAGCGCATCAGCTAAATGTAATGTAGCTGTAGGAACCTCAACATTACGCAATACTACAGCTGGAATAAAGAATGTTGCTTTAGGTTTTTGCGCAATGTGTAGTAATACTACAGGTTGTCATAATGCTGCTGTAGGTCCAGATGCTCTTCAAGATATTACTACAGGTAGTTGTAATAGTGCTTTAGGATCTCAAAGTCAATATTGTAATGTATGTGGACTAAGGAATACTTCTGTGGGGTATCAAAGTCTATATTACAATATATCCGGGTGTAATAACGTAGCAGTAGGCTGTAGAGCTTTAATGGTAGACAATTCATGTGTCAGAGATTTTGCAGCTCCTAGTAATAGTATAGGGATAGGAAACTGCGCATTGGGTAGAGTATCGGCAAATCATAATATTGGTATTGGATGCGGTGCAGGGAGAGGTAGTACTTCTGATGCAGCTGCCGGCACAGGTGGTAATAATATATCATTAGGTTGTCTTGCTAACCAAAATCTTACAACTGGATCATCAAATATATCTTTAGGTAATAATGCTGGAGGAAGTACTACAACAGGTACTAGTAATATTTCAATCGGGCCGTGTGCTGGCGCTGGCCCTATGACAGAATCTAATCAGGGTAATATTGCTATGGGTACATGTTCAATGCTTTGTGCTACTACTGGAAAAGATAACATAGCAATGGGTTCACAATCGTTAATGTGTACGTGTACCGGGGGATGTAATATAGCTTTAGGTTTTAATGCACTTAAGTGTAATACTACTGGTAATTTTAACTTTGCAGCAGGTTTTAGAAATATGTGCTTGAGCACAAATGGTTCTCATAATATTGCTATAGGAATGTGTGCATTATTATGTACTACAGATGGTTGTAGTAATGTAGGTTTAGGTTGTTGTACTCTTATAAAGAATACTACAGGTAATTTTAATGTTGCTATAGGTTGTGGCGCAATGATATGTAATACTACAGGTGCTGAAACAGTAGCGATCGGTCGTAAAGCGGGGAATGTGAATACCGGTTCAAAAAATATACATATCGGAGCATCCGCGGGGGTAAACATGACATCAGGTGCTGATAATGTCTTTTTAGGTAGTTGCGCTGGCCAGGGTACTTCCGGTAGTGCTACTGGTAATTGCAATATTGCTATTGGATGTCAAACCATTGGGGCACTTACTACAGGTGCTAAAAATATAGGTATGGGATTTAGATCTTTATGTGGCTTAACCGAGGGATCAGATAACGTAGCAATAGGTACGCAAACTGCGAAAAATATGACAACTGGCAATAGTAATGTTGCCTTAGGACCTAATGCATTACAACAAAATTGTAGTGGAGGTAATAATGTAGCAATAGGTAGCTCAGCAGCATTTGCTCAAACTAATGCAAGTGGTAATATAGCAATAGGAACTCATGCAAATCTTTGCAATGTTTCAGGATGCGTGAACATTGCAATAGGGTGTGCTGCGTTATGTAAAAATACAGTTACCGGTAATGTTGCTGTAGGCTGTAGAGCTTTACAAAGTAACACTACCGGTGGGTGTAACGTTGCAGTTGGTAAAGCAGCTTTACAAAATGCTACTACAGGTTGTCAAAATGTAGCTATAGGACATGATGCTATGTTTGGTTGTGACGTTACTGGTTGTTATAACGTAGGTATAGGATTTTGTGCGATGAGATGTATAACTAGTGGTACTGATAATGTTGCTTACGGTAGAAGTGCTTTACAGGAAATCACTACTGGTGATCAAAATGTAGGTATTGGTAAAAGTGCCTTGCATAATAATACTGATGGAGATACTAATGTAGCTGTTGGTAATACCGCGTTGTTTGCTCTTACAGCTGGTAATCATAATATTGCATTTGGAAATTCATTAACATGTTTAGATACTGGTGAAGATAACATAGCAATGGGTCACCAAGCTATGCATTCAGGCAGAAGAGGTTCTAATAATATTGGAATGGGAAGGGATGCCCTAGCAAATAATACAGGTTCTAATAATATTGGAATAGGCTGTTTAGCTCTGAAATGCAATACATCTGGTCAATATAATGTAGCTATAGGTGAGAGAGCCGGTATGTGCAACACTACTTCGTGTTATAACGTAGCTATAGGTAGACAAGCATTATGTTGCACTACAGGTTGTCAAAATGTTGCTTTAAATCATGCCCTTGTGTTAAATACTACTGGTAGTAATAATGTAGCTGCAGGTTATGTAGCTTTATATAATAATACAACTGGTAGCTTTAACGTTGGATTAGGTCTTGAAGCTTTGTGTGATAATACTTGTGGTTGCTGTAATGTAGCTATTGGATCTTTTCCTCTGTGTTCAAATACTGAAGGTTGCTTTAACGTTGGAATAGGTAGACAACCTTTATTAAAAAATACAACAGGAAATGAAAACATAGCTATAGGAATAAACGCGTTAAATTGTAATACTGAGGGTGGAGGCAATATTGCAATAGGTTGCGGAACTGCTCTAAATAATACTACAGGTTGTTGTAATATTGCATTAGGAATGAATACCTTCTTATTCAATACAACAGGTCTTAATAATATTGCTCTAGGATGTGGAGCTGTATATTGTAATACTTGCGGTAACTGCAATATTGGACTAGGATTTCATTCAATGCGGTGTAATACTGAAGGTTGCAATAATATTTCATTAGGGTTTCAGGCTCTTATGGGTAATACAACTGCAAGTGATAATATAGCTTTAGGTAAAAATGCTGCAGCATGCAACACCACCGGTGCTAGAAATATCAGTGTTGGTTGTGATGCTGGTAAAAGTAATACTACATGTGGTGATAACGTAGCTATAGGTACTGGAGCTTTATGCGCTAATACCGGTCACCAAAATACAGCTGTAGGTAATAATGCATTAAAAAACAGCAGTACGCAAGGAAATACTGCATTAGGTTATCACGCAGGTAGTTGTATTACTTCAGGAAGTGGTAATGTTAATATAGGAGAATTTTCCGGTATGTGCAACACTGACGGGGGTTGTATAGTTACTATAGGTAGACAAGCTGGTTTAAAAAATAGTGGTTTTTGTACAGTAGCTATAGGTAATAATGCATTAATATGCAATACAACTAGCGGGGGAAATGTAGCAATAGGTACAAATGCTGCTAATGACTCTACAGGTGGTGCAAATACAGTTGTAGGTACACATGCATTAGAAAAAAATACTGATGGCGTATGCAATGTATCTTTAGGGTTTTTTGCAGGAACAAGACAAATAAATGGTAGTAATACTGTTACATCTCCTGATCAAGCAACTTATTTAGGGGCATGTACTAGAGCAAGTGGATCCGGTCCAAGTAATGAAACTGTAATAGGTTATTGTGCTTGTGGTTGTGGAGATAATACAGTTTCAATAGGTAACGCTAGCGTTGAAACAGTTCACTCTAGAGCAGATTTTACTATAGGTGCAACTGCAACTACAGGAGGTAGAGTGCTAGCAGCCAATTATTCAGGTGAAAATAGATTAGGAGTTATATCAACACGACACTCATCAGGTAATTTTGTTATAGGCTTCGGCGCTGAGGGTAAAGCTGGTAGTTCAGCCTATGTATCTACATATGGAAACTTTAGTGGTGGTCATACTGCATTAGAAATATCTAGCAGTAGTTTATTATTTTGTGCTGATAGCAGTAATAGCTGTACTGCTATAGGTTGTGATTTAACGCTTGCAAGAGTATTTTGCATTGGTCGTACTGGTGATATGTTAGTATGTGGTAATATTAGTCTTTCTAATTCAACTATATCAGATAGTGGTGAGTTAACTATTGATGCTGGAGGAGATATTAATATTGATGCAGGAGGTGCTGATGTAATTCTTAAAGATGATGGTACAGCGTTTGGAAGATTTAAACGAGATACTTCTAATTTTGTAATAAAATCAGAAACCAATAATAAAGATATTATCTTCAAAGGAGTAGATGATTCATCAACTATAACAGCATTAACATTAGATATGTCAGATGCCGGTACTGCTATATTTAATAATAATGTAAAAGTTGGTTGTGATAGTACAGACTCAACTGGAGCTATTTGTTTGTTAAAATCTAATCCTGAAGTTAAGATAGTAGCAGGAGAAGCCGGATGCTCAGCCTTTAGTATCTATAATACTGCTCCTAGTCCAGATGCTGAACAATTTTTTATTAATAATACTTTAGGTTGTTCAATTATGGGGAACAAAAGAGGTTCATTGCTGATTCAAGATTCAACTGGAACTGTTTTAACTCTCGGAGGCGGTGATGGAACTTTTGCTGATAATCTAGATGTTTGCGGATGCTTTTCTACTGGTACAGCATTTGTCTGCGGAGCTGGTTTCGGAGGACAATCGTGTAGTAGTAGTTATGTAGTAGCAGTAGGTTCATGTGGTTGCTGCTCTGGTCAGGGTTCTATAATTACTACCGGTAGTGTTCATGTAGGTGGTACATTATCTAAATCTTCAGGTTGCTTTGATATTGCGCATCCATTACCTGCTTTATCCGGTAGTAAGCGGTTATCACACTCATTTGTTGAGTCGCCTCAAGCTGATAATATCTATAGCGGAGTTGTACAATTAACAGCTGGTAAAGCTACTGTTGATATTGATAATTTATATGGTATGACAGATGGTACATTAACTGCTTTAAATAGATGCTTTAGAACATTTACTACTAATGAAACTAACTGGGACCCAGTTAAAGGTTCGGTTTCAGGTAATACATTAACAGTTGAAAGTTGTGTTACAGATTCAACTGCTACTGTTTCATGGATGGTATTGGGTGAAAGACATGATATACATATGTTACAAAATCCTCTTACTGATAGTGAAGGAAGTATTAGAGTTGAATATGATAGGCCAGAAGAATAAGATATGCATAGTAATGTGGTTTGATAGCGTAGTTGCTAAAAAGTATGGTAAGTTGAGTTATGCTATAAACAAAGCATATTGTGAAAAATATGGTTATGATTTTAAGTTTTCTTCAAAAAGAAGACATAATAGAAAAGACTTAGCCTGGGAAAAGTTACCCATGGTTATAGAGCATTTAGATAACTACGATTATATTATTTGGATAGATGCTGATGCTCATTTTTATATAGACAGAGGGCCTATTGAAGATCTAATTAATGAGTATAAAGATAAGCAGATAATTTTTAGCGAGGATGGTACATGCAAAGGGTTTCCACTTGAAATTGATTCTAATTACCCAGCAATAAATACAGGAGTTTTTATAGTAAAAAATACACCTAATGTAAAGGAGCTTTTAAAATTTTGGACTTATGATGAGTGGATGTTTAAACAGAATTATTCTGATTGGGAGCAAGGAGTATGTCAAAAAATGTACGAATTAAATACTCATAATATAAGAGATATAAGTTGTATAGTTCCTTATAATATAATTCAAAACTACGAAAAAGTAACTAAACATAATCCATATGTAAGACACTTTCCAAGTGGTTTGAAAGCATTACTTGGCATTAAAAAGAATTTTAGGCGTTATCTAAAGCAATTAACGATAGCCTAACTGTACTAAGCGGCGAATATTTGGACCAACATTAGTATCGACGTTATATTCATCACCAGTAGCAGAAACTCCCGCGGCTAGTGAATTATAAAATGCTGCTGTACTATGCCCAGAACTATTTTTCATAGAAGCATCAGCAGAAATAGTATATGTTGCTGAAGAACCATTTCTATATAAAACTGCAAGATCAATAGCAGCTGAAATGCTAGTAATAATAGTAGTATTTCTATGACCAGCATGATTACCGGCTCTATTAGGCGTACTAAGAATAATAACTCGAGTTGTGCCATTTGTAACACCTGCAGCACTACGTGTAGCATAGTTACCAATATTATTTTCTAATGTTTTACCTGGCACTCTCCATAAAATACCATAAGCAGATAATCCTGGAGTTCCAACTTTTTGGCATCCCCAATGTTGACCTTTACCAGGTGATGATAAAACACCAATCAAAGCACTAGATGTATCAGCTTGATTTGATCCAGATGATAAAGTATCAAAACCGGATGATCTTGCCAAATTTCCACCAACTGCATTAGGTACAGGTGGGACAAAACTCAACAAACCAGGTGGGTCGGTTATAGGAAAATTCATAATATGCGCACCTTGACCTGGATCAGTATTTGATGCGAAGAAACCGTTAGGATACGAAATGATTGGTGGGTCGTTTGCCATATTAATATTTATTGAAATGTGTTATAATTTACGTAAACTTAAACAAAAAAAACGGTGGAACTTTCGTTCCACCGTTTCTCAGATTGTCTCTAGACTGCTGCTTAATCAGCGACGTACTATTAGAAGTACACCGACTGCGAAGCAGGCGTAAACGCTGTACCAAGACCCTGACAAAGCACGACATGGTAGTAGAGATCCGCTCCGAAGATGTTATCAACAACACCATAACGAGTAAGCAAGCCAACGCGTGGTGCGAAATCGTTAGGACCGATAGTTCTCTGAACCATGACAGGAATGTAAGGACAATAAATGATACCAGTATCGTAGAACTCAGGACCCTTGTAACCAAGCAGTGCATACTCTACGTTTGCAGTGCCAGCCACTTCGTTGTCATACTCTGCCACGTTGGGATTAGTATAAAAACTAGAGTTCTGAACTTCAGTTCTGGTATCACGGTAAACGTTGAATCTTCCACCGACTGAACCAACCTTTGCGATTCCTACAGGCTGCGTGTTAACATCACCCTGTACAGGTACCCACTGGAATTCAGGGAGCATCTCAAGGATAGCGCAAACACGAGGAGTAGCTACAATAAAGTTAGCAGCTCCACGTCTGTTACGGACAGCAATACGGTTAGCTTCAATGATAAGACGCTGATAGAAGTCCCTGTTACGCTCAACCATCCAACGGCCATCTGCAGAAGCAGGAGACCAGATGGAGTAGCCCTTATTCAGTCCAGCTCCGAGAGCTGCCTGGATCATTCTCATGAGCATTTCACGGTCGATCTCAGCCTGAATCTCATACGACATAGCGTTTGTGATTTCAGCATCAATATCAATACCGTTCATGTTCTTAAGGTCTTGCTCAAGCTCAACGGACCAACGTGCACCAAGGCGGCGTGTGCCTGCCTCAACAGCGGTCTTCTCGAACTTAACCTCAACCTGAGGAATGTTACCAGTAATCTCGAAAGCGGAAAGAATTTGAGCAACACCAGTATCTTTGGAGTTAAACTGCCAGTCGGTACCATTTGGAGTACCACTCAACCGAGTCGAAGACGAACCGGTGAAGCGAGTATCAAGCAACTGGTATCCAAGCTCGTCCCCAGGAAGACCTCCAGAACCAGAGTAGAGGCCATTGCCGCCACTAAGGGTAGGATGGTCACCAGGTACGAAACCAGGACCGGTAGTAGCACTACGATCAGGACGATAAACTTGCGAGTTTCCAGAGGAAGATACACTACCCTTACCATCAACACCGCTACCAAGGGTATCGGACTGATAGGCATAGCGAAGTGCGAACGCAAGTCCAACAGGACCAGACATAGGCTGAACACCAACGATCTCGTTAGTGATGAGCTCGGGGAACGTACGACGAATCATTGGAATGAGCACTTTTGGAAGGCGAGCATCACCAGGAGCATAATTATCAGCCGATCCAACAGTACCGGGTGGGTTAAAGATGTTCGTGGTGGAATCTCCGCTACCGAAGCTACCACCGTGACCGGCAGTGTTTGCTTCTTCAATACACCATTTCTCTTGGTTCTCAAGAAGAATAGCAGTATTTAAACGGGTATGATCGTCCTCAATAGGTGCCACACTATCGGAAGAGTATTCAAGAACAGGAGCCCACTTCTCAAGAAGTGAATCTGCTCTATCTCTATCAATAAATGATTGTGGTTTATTCATTAGACGTTTCCTTTCATTTTACCTCATGAGCTTAGTATTAACTAGCTCAAGTTACTCAGGTGACAAGCACCTCATTGTTCAGGGTTGAAATTATTTGTGAGTCCTTTTTAACTCTTGTAAGTAAGGGTTAGTAGGCTCTTGTTTCTTCTCTGAAATTTTTGGCTGTGGGGCATCAGCTTTAACTTTACGCTGCGTAAATGCCTCTTCTTTGATAACACTAAGTCTTTCTTTTTCTTTTTTATCAAAAAGTCTTTCAGTATATTCAAAATTTTCTTCAATAAACTTAGGTGTTTTATCGCTAAGAATACGTAACATATATTCTTTTTTCTTACCAGTCAAATGAGACGTCTTTGTTTCTAGTAATAAATCAGATTTTGTCTTTGTATATGCTTCTTTAAGAAGTTTATTTTCTTTTTGAAGCTCTTTAACTTGATCTGCCAGTTGGTCAATTTGTGCTTTTCCGTCAACAACTGCTTCTTTAACAGATTCAGACATAAGAGAAGAATCAACAGCAAGTACTTTTCTTAAGTTAGCAAGAACTTCGCGAGATGTTCTGTTCTTTGTTGCTTCTTCTATAGATTGAATAGGAATAGCTTCATCAATATACTCTTCTAAATAATCTGATATACTTTCAACTAAAGTTGATTTAAACTTATTAGCTCTACCATTAAGCTCATTTTCATAACGCTTTACAACAGTAATAAGTTTGTTTGCGTTATTATGATCTACTGCTTCAACAACTCTATTAAGCTTATCTGTATGGTCCTTATCAATTGCATCTACTAACTCCTCAAGTTTTTCTGCATAAAGCTCATCTTGATCTGTTAAAGCAGCTTCAACTGATAATTGAATTTTTTCTTCGATAGCAGTTTCTATTTCTTTAACGGAATCTTCTGTTAAAACTTCTGCTGCCTGTTCTGGTAATGCTTCTGATTTCTTCATGTTTAAAAGAGTGGTTTTTCTGTTGCGCGATCAATTCTTTTTGTAATTTTATCTTCGATAACGCTCTTTAAATATTTATGTGCTTGGGCATAATTTTTCTTAGAAATATGCTCAATGACCTTAATAATCTTTAATTTTTCTTTGCCCATAATATTATTTATTAGATTGATTTAATAAAGCTAAGAATTCTATCACGTAAAAAGGTATCTACATCCTTTTTAGGTAATCTTTCTAGAGACTTTTCAAAATTTTCATATACTTCTTCGTACTTATTATCATCAACAACAACCCATTGTTTAGACTCTAAAATACCATTAACAAAAGCTTTAGGATATGATGGATCTGCTACACAGTCAATAGCTACCAGTTTCATATTCTTAACTGTGCTATGATTGCTGCTTTCTTCAAGCGTACCGAGAGCTCGTGAAGACATTCCAACTTTAACTCCATCATTAATTAAAGATCTAACTATTTGACCGCAAGGTGTTGTTAATACTTTTGATTTACCATAAAAAATATTTCCATCTTGTGTTAATTCGGTTACTATATGACATGCTCTTTCAAGGTCAACATCTGCAGTAGTTGGATGATTAAGTTCTCCCATTGCACGGCCTGGTGTTACCATTTCTTCAACATACCGTGTAGCTTCTCTTTCTAATTCTTTTAAAGGATACAGTCTATTATTTCTATTAACCCCTTCAGCCATCATATAAGGGCCTTTTATAAATAAATTTGAAGGTGAGTTTCTATCTACTTCTTCTTCAATGTATTCGAAGTTGTCATCCATATCAGGTTTTTCAACAACTAGGTTAAGTTTTAATGCCATAATATTATTTAGTCACCCCTTACGATAAAGCTCCTTTTCTGTAATAATTATAAAGGTAAATCCACATTTTTTACAATATTGACGTGCAGCTTTCCATTTTGCTTGATTTGTTAAAAACATTTTCTGTTCATATAATAAATGTTCTTTTTTTCTATACTTTGTTTGAGGAGGTTTAGTCTGTTTTGATGGTTTTATTTCAACTAAATAGTTAGATACTTTATTGTTTTCCTTAATAGAAACAAAATTATCAACATAATATTTGTGTACCTTATTATCTAAAGGACTTCTATATGGAACTACAACATTTTCACTTCCCCATTTTATAACATTAGGATTAGTATCACAAAATCTAAAAAATTTTAACTCTAATCCCGATCTATATATAGCTTTAGAACCAATAAATTTTTTTGGATTATTAGGTTTAAAAATACCCTGCCGCCATTTTTTTCTCATCCTACAAAAAACATTGGAGGTTCCGTATCGCCGAAGCCTGGTGAAGCACCTTCTAATAATTTACCTTCCAATTCTGCTTTTCTTCCTATGCCTTCTTGAAGCATATCATAATTTAATGCTCCTCCACCGAGTAATTGTACGTTACCAAACTTTCCTCTAACACGTCCTATAGTTATCATACTTAAGGCTAATGCATATTCATAGACCCATTGCTCCATAATAACATCTCGTATAGGTTTTTCAAGATAACAACCTATTATACCATAAAATCTATCACTACCTGGTTGTGGATACATTTGCATGTATTGCGTTCTAGGATCAAATTTAACATCTCTACGTATTGCTAATAATTTTTCTCTTGTATCAATCCAGTTTTTAAGCGTATACCATGATACTAAATCAAAACCATAATTACCAAGTGCATAGCTAAAGTATGTTTGTTGTGCAAGTGTTTGTTCTAATGTAAATAAAGTATTAATGCCAGTTGTTGAACCTTCTTCAAAATCAATAACATCGACGACTTTTCTGTATTCCATTACATCATAATCAAATACATTTTGATAATAATAACCATCTGTATCTTTACCTTCAAAAGTTATTGTTTGCTTAGGTGTAGCTTTAAAAAACGACGATAATGTTGGTCTATATGAAGTTATATCTTGATATAATGATCGATCAAAAACCTCAAATGCTTGTATACCCGGGCCTCTTCCAGCTGTTGTATAAGCAAAGGTTGAAGATAATTGAACTGAGTCAGTAAATGCACCAGCACTTAAAGTTGACATTGCAACAAATACTGAAGCATTTGTACGTGCAAAATTACCTCCAGCGCCAGGAGCTGGTCCTGTACTTTGATTACCACCACTTAATATAGTTGGAGATTGTGAGCCGTAAAACTCCGCACCGGGTCCTAAAGGATTTGTACCATCTGTTTTTTGTCGCTTTGTATCAAGATTTTCATTTGCAAGCGTATATAAAAAATCTAATCTTATACCTTTATTAGTTTCATACATATTAGAATCAAATATTAAAAACTCTCTAGTATAGCCTGCGTATTTTGTATAATATTCAACAGCTAATTGTATATTTTGTCTAAGTTGATCAGTATGTATCTCTAAACTAACTAATGGAAATCCTAAAGACCTCTTTATTCGATCTCCTAAATTATCATAAGTTTTAATTTTACTATTTAAATTTGTTGATAAAAAAGCAGAAAGCGGTTTAATATTGCATGCAAGTGCCATAAAATTATTTATTCAGGCATAAATAAATATATGGCGACAACACCAACATCTAATGCGGGAAGTACATTTTTTAATATTAATCAATGCAGATCATTTAGCATGCTAGTTACTAGCTCCTTAACATGCTTATCTAGCGTCGATACCGGGGGACACGGAGTCGGTCAGCCTTGCTCAGAAGTTATTATAGTAAATAGAACGGGTGGAGATTTAACAGTTTATGATCAAAATTTTGGACCATTTGCAGGTTCATCGCCTAAAGGAGCTGGAGCCTCGCGAGGTTTTGTATTAGAGGATAATGATTCCTTTACTTTTAGAGGTTTAACAAATGTTAACGAGGTATCTGCAACGGCAACATCTACTGGCCCAATTTACTATAGAGCTCAATTCTTTAGTAATAACCCATCTAGATAATGTCAATTCCTAGTATACCAAGATATGGTAAATTGTCTTTTGATTCATTAGGCATTAATAAACCTTCTTCAAGCGGTACTACTACTACTTATACTATTGCTAATAATACTGATGACGGCTCCACAGTAAGTAACTCTACCTTTTCATCAAATGTTCAATTCAATGGATCACTTAGTAATTCTAGTAACAGTGGTGTAAATATAGGAGCGCAAGACGATGAGGGTGAAATTCAATATTTCGTAGGTTACTTTAGATTTACTAATGTAGCTATTGATCAAGGAGCAACAGTTCAATCAGCTATACTAAAACCAATTAAAAAATCATCATCCGGTTCAGCAAGTAAAGATTTTGAAATAGCTGGTAGAGACGTAAATAATGCGGGGGTACCTTCTAGTGCTAGCACTCTTGGTAGTAATAGAACGACAGCTAGAGTGACTTTACCAAAATCAACAGTGTTTGATACCACAAATGGTAATAGATTTGATACTCCAGATATTAAAACAATTATTCAAGAAATAGTAAATCGAGCAGGTTGGTCGTCAGGAAATTCTATCGTACTAGTGTTATATACTCCTACACAAGATACTGGTAGTCCTATAAAAGCGACACTTGGTTCTAAAGCTGGAACAGATCAATCTGCCCAACTAGAAATTACAGTTTAAACTTCAGCTGGCTCTTCTACTTCAACTTCAGTTTCTGCAACTTCCTCTGTATCAGCCTCACCGGTATCTGCTGGACCACCACCAAACTCCGGTATGCCACCACCAGCGCCTCCACCTACACCTGCTCCTTCTCCGCCTACAGCAGCTTCACCTTCACCTAATTCACCAGCAACAGCTTGTTCTTTCCACGAGGGTCCAGCTGCTTGTATTTGACTAAGCTCCCATTGTAATTCAGCATCCTTTCTTAAGAACTCTCTATTAGCTAAGATATCTTTATCTTTCCATCCAAGATATTTTTTCTGTGCATATGTTGCGGATACAAACTCATTACCAGCTAGATTAGTATAATTTCCAGATTTAAGTTCTAATCTTTGATTTTCTCTAAGCTCGTAAAAATTAGTAGGTACGTTAAATTCAATCTCTAAATTTTGTTCATTAAGTTCTAATTTTTCAAAAATACCCATTAACGTTAAATGAGTAATAAAACCTTTCTTAAGACCAGCAGCAAATCTTTGCTGCTGTCTAATTACAAAGCGCGCAAACTTAAGTTCTTCTCTTAAGATAGATGTACCAGATGCTTCAACTTGATCTTGCGGATCAAGTCTAGTTGAAGGTACTTTAAGAGCTCTATAAAGCTTTTTAATAAAATACATTAAATCAGATAGCTCACCTAAATTTTGTCCTCCAGCTAACTGACTTACATTTGTACCTTCAGACCCTTGTCGTTTAGCAAACCAAAATGCATCAAGCATAGATTGCGGATTAAATTTTTTAACTACATCTCCTTGATCAATATCAAATGTTTTTCTTGACCAATAATTTTGAATAAGCTTTTTTAAATATGCTTCAGCTTTAGGAGGTGGCATATTACCCACATCAACATTAAAAACTAATCTTTCAGGTGCTCTAACTAAGCGATATATAACTATTGCATCTTCAATTAATGATAACTGTCTATAAGGCCGTCTTGCATTTTCTAAGAAAGGAATAATAAAGTTTTTAGTTTCATTATATACACCAGAATTAACATACATAATCTGGTTTTGATCCATTGGTATGAATTCAACCTTTTCTACTTTATTAGGCTGGGAAGGACTAAAAATAGGTTTTCTATAAATATAGCCCTTAACTAGCATATTTTGTATATTATTATATACAGGATCAATTATTTCAGAAGGTAAATTTATAACACCAAGTACACCGTCTTTAACATACCCTTCGTGAATAATTTGCTCAAAGAAAACTTCACCTTCAACCATTAGTTGTCTAAAATATTGCCATCCTTTATTTTTAAGATCATAATATTCAATATACCTATGAAATTGTTTTTCTACTTCAGCCTTTTCATCTAACGTAAGATCAATATCCTTATAACTTAAATCTGCAATCCATCCAGACTCGTTTGGGTTAATCATTTCATCGCAAATTTCATCTAATGCATCTGAAATTTCAGAATATGCAGCCATTATTCTATAATCACGAAGTCTTCCAGCTTTATCATCTTGTATGTTTGCATACATGACATCACCAAAAGATGAATCTTTTGCAAAATCACCTATAGGTATATTGTTATATGGGTTAGATGACGAAACAGAAGCTTTAGCTAAAGCTTCTGCTCTTCTCATACCTGCCTTTTTAAAGAACTTATATTTTGGATTCAATGAATCATTTTCACCACGACCATCAGTAGCATATGGTAGTCTATTTTGAATATATTGAATTAAGTTTCTGCCAAAAGTAGACGCGCGTCCGTCATTAGTTACATAAGAACGATTTTGGTCTGAGCTTGTTGATGATCCTGTTCCAGCCATTTATATATATTTATACTAATTTAAGGATAGAGCTACTAGCTTGATAAGAAGTTGCCCACCCTGCTTCATTTCCAGTAATAATTGTAAACTCCCCGGCTTTTGCTGCACTAAGCGACGAAAGCGGGAAGAAGAAGTTTACTACATTATCATTTATAACCTTATAAAATTTATCTTCTAATTCATAACCACTAATTGTATCCATTTTTGCTGAAGTTATTGCTGTAAAATCAGTAAAGAAGTTATCAATATATGAACTTAAATAAAACTTATTACTCGCTTCAAATCGTTTACCATACAATATAAAGTTACTATTAACACTATTAGGATTTGTACATGTTAATATATTTGTAACTGTACCGAGAGGAAAATTATTTATCGCATGAAAGACACCTGTAGTAGAATAAAAAATATTTGTAAATTCTGGTATGCCTGAAACTGTTATTGTTTCTGTATAATTAATAGGTAATCTTGATTCAGCGGCTGAAACCCCTGTATGAAAGCTAGATAATTTTTCATATCCTAATTCCTGATATGTATTATTACGTACGGGCACAGTTGGATCTAAAGGTGAATATATCTTATTAGCTAAATCAACAGCAATAAAATTATTATCAATTTTATAAACACTACCCTGTGTATCTTTTTGCTCTGGAAATAGCCACCCTTTTATTGTGAAAGAGGTATCTACTGTCACTCTAAACTTATCACTATAAGTTGTATCAGTAGGTGTTGTGTATGCAAGATTACCATTCCATAAAACTTCACTTCTTATTTCTTGTGGATATTGTGCACCAAAATCTGATGGTACTTCCCACGTAAGAATAATATATGGATTGTTATAAGGTACAAAATTAGATACTATTTGATCTACATCTTGCATATATCTTGCAAGTATAGACATACTAACTTCTAAATTAACAGGTACTGGCATTAAGAATTTTGAACCAGATTTAGGATTTTCTTCTTTTTGAGCTGGTATAAGTGAAGGTGCTAATTTATTAAAGACCCTATCGTTATCTCTTGATATGCCTGTTAAATTTACAGCAACAACAGGTAATGTTAAGTTTTGAGCTTTGTTTATTATATCGTACATTACTCTTTGCTTAGGTGCAAAGACATATCGAACTTCAATATTGCTTGCTGGGTTTCTATCTTTATTAAATCTACTAATAACAGTATCATCAAACGCAGCTACAAACTGTGTAAGTAAGTCCTTTATTTCAAAATGAAATGCTCGGTTCTTCATTCGTATATATATTTATTATACAAACCTATCAATGAAATATTTTGGTAACTTATGTATATTGTTTATTACACTTTCAACAATAGCTCCATCTAATATATAAGTTTTACAATAATCTTTTTTAGATCTTACTCCACGGCCACAAGATTGAATAACAGAACATAGCATTTTATTTGAATACCAATTAAAATCATCTTTCATTAATCTCTCTATTCTTTTATCTTTAGTCGGTAAATAAGGTGCTTTAATAATAATTTGAAATCTTGCTAAATCATCCTTCAAGTCAACACCATGAGACATAGAAGGTGATATTAATACAGTAGATCTATTACTAGATAAATGCTGCTCTAAAATCTCTTCATTACGTATTCCAGGTTCTCTAATTAAAAATCTTTCATTAGTTAATTTTTTATGCAAGAAGGAAGTAATAGTATTATTATGCGTATGAATAATACCTTTATCATCTTTATGATGGTCACATATACTTTGCACTTGCTTAATAATTTTCGGTAAACATCTTTTTAAATTATGATAATTAAGTTTATTTTTTGTATTGCAGTAAATAGGAGATTGTTCAGGATTAAAAGTTGATTCAGCTTCAACATATTTAAATTTATCTATTCCTAAACTTTTACAAAAATTAGTAGGATCAATAATTGTTGCTGACATTAATATTACTCTATCTGCATGTTTAAATAAATGATTAGAAAGGTTATTTACTTTAAGCGGCATAAAGGTAATACCGTCTTGACTTGTTTCAAACAAATATTCACTTTCTGACCAAGTATCAATAATTAAAGAAAGTTTAGAATGTAAATTTCTCATACTAACTATTTGCCGACGAGTTTCTACTATAAATTTTTTATTGTTAGTATTATTAATACTATCACGTAGTTGTTCTATTTTATCACTTAGATCTATTAGTAAACTATTTATCCACTTTATTACATTAGCATTATTTTTTGAATAAAATGGTCTTACTATAATATCCATTCTTTTTAACATTTCAAAATTTATATCGCATGAAAATTCTTTTACTAATTGATCTTCAAGCTCAGCTGCTTCATCACAAACTAAATATTGTCTTTTTTTAATATGATTAGGTAAAGAGAAAAACATATTATAATTCAAAGCTGCAAATTTATTAATAAGCGCATCTCTACGATCATTATGATACGGACACTTATGTCTACGTCTATGATCCTCTAATATATTTTTAGGCATAATTAAAGACTCTAACTCTACATCAATATTAGAATCTATAGTACTAATATAGTTGCTCTTACCTTTTAAAATAGTAGTATCTTTAAATAGATCTTTATATTGATCTTGCAAAGCTTTTGTTATAGTAAGTGCAAAAGTACCAGATGCATTTTCATTTTCGCATTCTTCTTCATGTATATAAGACCCAGTCTGATCAATTTTAAATGCAGTATAGGATGTTATTAGATCCTTAAAATTTTCAGAACATTCTTTAGACGAATTTGCTAATGTTTTTGAAATAAAGCTTTTACCAGATCCAGTAGGCGCATTACAAATTACAAATTTATAACCATCAGTAAAGGCTTGATCAATATTTTTTAATAATTTTACTTGCGCCGAGTTCGGAGTATAACCTTCCGGAAAGCTTTTTAGTAAACCACCTAACACACTTTATTATACTATAGTTTTTTCAGAAGGCAATATATACACGAGGTTATCATATAATTTAGATTTAGATGAACTATCTAAAAATTTAACCATAGTCAATTGACTACGAGGTATAAATGAACTCAAATGGTAATTTAAGACACCTTTATCTTCGTCATGGTGCATTTTAAATGGATAAGGTATTTCATAAGATTTAATTGAGTCATTAAATTCTAGAGTTAAATTTATATAATATTGTTTAATTTGAAATATTTTAAGTTTGCCTCTTTTTAATATTTTTTTATCTGTTCTTATTATAATGTCTTGTAATAAGAAAGGCTTTAAAAAATCTGTTACTTTTTCTAAACTTACATTCATGAATTCATAAAATTAAATTTTTGTTCTGCTGACATTGGAAATATATTTTCGTTAAAATATACCCAAAAATCATCATTAGCAGGAATTTGTTGTATTAGATCACATTGCAAAGTATTAATATTTCTATAATCTTGCATTAATATATCCCATGCAACAGCTAATCTATCAGGACCAAGATATGCTTTAGGTGGTCCTTTAGGAGGAAAATAGTTTAATGAAATTCTACCATTTACAGAATTAAGTAAAGGTAGAGATTTTGTACAAAGCATTCTTCTCGTAGGGGCTTGACCAGGTTTAATTATTCTACGAGTAAATCTTATTTCACAAACATTATCTAGTAAAAGAGAGTCAAGAGCTGCCTTTTGTATTATCATCTTTTACTTTACAAATTCCAAACATTCTTTCTTCATTTAAAAAGATGCCTTTTTCAACTGTGCCCTTACCTGGAACGGAAACACCTGAAATAGTAACACCCATGTTGTTTGGAAAAAGAACAATGTCTCCTTCTTTAGCATATTTAGCATCTGGCCCAGATAATACAACTTTACCTTTTCGCCAAGCCATAGTTATTTGATTAGTTGGAATTAAGATGCCATTTCGTTCAATAGCGTCACCTCCGTTATCAAAATTTTCTGCTAGATCGACATATTCGATTAACAAAATATCGTCAAAGAGAAACGTTAGATCATAATCTGTTAAACCAAAGTCACCTTTATCAGGACTTGATAAGTCAATCAAACTTTTAGTAGGTGCTAAATTATCTATTGATGCCATTGCCATAAATCTATTTAACAGTATGGTTCCTTTTATCCAATATTAGATAGGTTTATAATGAACATTTTGCTCTTTTTCTCTTTTATCGAGCTTATAATTTTTTCTATACTCATTATTAACCTTAATAGTTTCATTTAAAACAGAGAAACATTTTGCAAAAGCATTAAATGCAGCTGTATCTTTAGGAAAGCATGCTCCACCATAACCACGTTTATTATCAAAGCCTGGTACTGTTGTATGAGAATGTGTAATACGTGGATCCGATCCTACAGCACTTACAATTGCATTATAGTTAGCATTATGATCTTTTGCTATATCATATAACTGATTAAAAAACGTTACTTTTGTAGCTAAAAAAGTATTAATACTGTATTTTACAAATGCAGCTTCGGTAGCTGACATATGAAAAACTGGACAAGGTCGACATATACTATAGTCATTATAAATCTCTAAAAGCTCTTGCGTATTGTAACTCGTACCACCTAACACCAGCATAAATTGATTTACAAAATCTTCATTAGCATTTTTTTCAGTTAAGAATTCTGGATTATATACAAAGTCTTTAAACTTTTTTGATAGTCTACCGGCAATATCTGGTGTTACCGTTGACTTCAATACAATTAATGCATTAGTAAATTCACTTACCTCAACACAACATTGCTCTACTACTGACGCATCTATACTTCCATCGTCACCCATAGGAGTAGGTGCGCATATAAAAACAACATCCGGGTTAAAAGTTAGTAAATCTTTGCAGCTTGTATTATAATTTGGGTCTATTAGCTTCTTTTTAACATTATTTGAGAAACCATAGTCAACTGCTTTACCGACAAACCCATGTCCTACAATTCCTACTTTAAGCTTCATAAGATTTTATCCAATCTTCTAATTCAATATCTGGCTCAAAAGAAAGAAGATCTCTACTTTTTGTTAAGTCAGCCAGCGTTTCTCTTGCTTCTCCAGGTCGATCAGGAATAAATTCTGTTTCACCTCCTATAATATTTGCCACATCTAACACACTATAATTTTTACCTGTACCGACGTTAAATATTTCACCAATAATATCTGAATTATCGCTTTCAGCTGCTAATATATTAGCTTTTACAATGTCACCAACATACGTAAAATCTCTTCGTTGTTCACCATCACCTACAACAGTCATTGGTATTCCAGCATCTTTTTGTTTTTGAAAGATACCAATTAAAGGTGCATATTGACCTTTTAATGGTTGACGCTCACCATAAACATTAAAATATCTAAAAATAACAGTTTCAAGATCAAATAAATTATAATACATTTTACATAACTCTTCTGCAGCTGCTTTTGATACTGAATATGGATTAAGGCAATCTCTTGGCATGTCTTCTTTTAACGGACATTTATTTTTTAATCCATAAACTGAAGATGTTGATGAAAACATAAATCGCTTTACGCCATGCTCTCTACTTTGTTGTAACATATTACACGTACCAACTACATTAACATCACAAGATTGTATTGGATTTTTTATTGCAATTGGTATTCTAGAATGAGCTGCTAAATGAAAAACATAATCTGGTTTAAAACTAGAAAAAACTTTACTGCATTTTTTCTGATCTGTTATATCGATAACATGTTTTTCAGCTAAGGGATTCCAATAAAATTGGGCATTAACTGTTGAGCTTTCGTTATCAATTATAGCTACTTCATATCCTTCGTCTATAAGTCTATCAACTAAATTTGATCCTATAAACCCTGCGCCGCCTGTTACTAATGCTTTACTCATAATTAATTAATTTGTTCTTTAATCCACATATAGGTCTTTTCAATACCTTTAGCGAGTGAATAGTTTGGAGCCCAATCAATTTTTTCTTTAATAAGTTTATTATCAGAATTTCTACCAGCTACACCTAGTGGTCCATCAATATGCTTTTTAGTAATATTTTTATTTTCGATACTACAAGCAATATCAACAAGTTGATTAATTGTTACCATTTCATCGGAACCTATATTTACAGGTCCAATAAAATCTGATTCTACTAGTCGCCTAATTCCTTCTACACATTCATCAATATATAAAAAGCTTCTCGTTTGTTTTCCATCACCCCATATTTCAATTTCATCTTCAGCTTCAATAACTTTTCGACATATAGCTGCAGGTGCCTTTTCTCTACCACCATCCCAAGTACCTAACGGTCCAAATATATTATGAAAGCGCGCTATTCTTACCGGTATATCGTAATTTCTATTATAAGCTAAAAATAAACGTTCACTAAAAAGCTTTTCCCATCCATATTCCGAATCGGGATCAGCAGGGTATGCTGATGATTCTTCACAATTAGGATTATCTGGATCTAGTTGATTATGCTCAGGATACATACAAGCACTACTACTATAAAATATCTTTGTATTATTAACGCCTTTATATTCATTTATTTGTTTAACGGCATTCAAAATATTAAGATTAATAGTTGCAGAATTATGCATAATATCAGCATCATTGTCACCTGTAAAAATAAAGCCAGCGCCTCCCATATCTGCAGCTAGTTGATAGATTTCATCAAACGTTTCCTTATACTGTTCCGGAACTCTTCCATGAAAATTACTAGTAGCGCCATCAAATTTTACTACCTTAGCACAATTTGACTGACTTCTTAAATCTCCAATGTTACCTGAAATAAATTCATCAGCTTCTGTTTTACTATATTCAGGTAGTTTAAGATCTACACCTCTTACCCAATACCCTTCCTGCTTTAAACGCGAAACTAAACTATTACCAATAAATCCACCGGCTCCTAATACTAATGCTGTTTTACTCATAATTTGAAATATATTCTTTCAACTCTCTAACTGAAATATTTTTATTTTTAGCTATTAAGTTTAAATTTTCCTCCTCATCCTTATCTTTTTTAACTTTCTTAATATAAGATATTTTCTTAAATTTAAGTCGAGGTATCAAATAGTAATATAATTTATAAGCGTCTTGCTTATTTTCAAATATAGTACTAAAGCGATTTAACGTCTCATTAGTAAAAACAGACATATCGTTGTTATAAAACGAAAGCCATCTATTAAACAAGAAAGGTACAAACGCTTGCTCACCTTCTGCGTCTAAATATTGAGCATTATCTTTCTTAGAATAAAATAGTTTATTTTGCAGTTGAAAAAAATTCATACAATTACTTTAGTAGTAGCAATAAATTGATCTGCAACTTCATTATTAAAATAATCAATTACTGCACCCATAAACTCGTTAGCAGTTTCTTCATTTAAATCTGACGAATAAGCAAATCCAGGAGCTTTTTCACCAGCTACAATATTAATACCTGTATGACCTACAGCAATATTATCTTTAGAATAGGTAATAGAAACACTAACTTTACCAGATTTTCTAACCTTACCGTCACTACCAACGAATTCATCTTGCACAAGTAAATCATCTCCATCTACTAAAATAGGCTTTTTAATAATATTAGATAAAATATTTGCTATAGCAGTATTAAAAAGTCTTTGAAAAGAAACAGCTCCAAAAGGACATAAATTAGGAATTTCCCAGCAAAAGTTAATAGCATCTTGACTATGGATAAAATCATTACTCAAAGAATCTTCAAGATCAATAAGCTCTTCTTTTACATACATCGGAGCTTTAAATGCAACAATATTACCATAGGGAGCGACTTGCTTTCTAAAATATTTGTAAGCAAATCTTTCATGTATTAACTTACCATCATAAACACCTTCTTTAATAATCATCCTTTATATTTTACTTTCTGTTTTATAATTTTCAACTAAACTATTTTTCCAAAATTCAAGTTTAAGTTCTTCTATATCCCAATTTACGTCTAATGTATAAGCCTTATTACGTAAATACTGTATTGTTATATCTTCCCACGACTCTACAAATAATATAGGTAAATGTTTAAATTGTGAAAAGCTTGAATGATATTGAATAACTGGTATAGTTTTAAAATAAAGTGCTTCCCATATACGGTGACAATCAATACCTCCACCGGGTGGTGATATTACAAAAACACTTTTTGCTAACATTTCCCAGTATTGTGATATATCAGTTTTTGAGCTCATAGGTATGCCATTGCGTTGTGTAATAGCATGACATAAATTACGTTCATAAGAATTAGTACTAATATCAAAATTTTTGTATACTAAAAATTCTTTTGCGAAATTCTTTTCAATAATGCTTTTTAAAAGAATTTGATTACCATGATCCCACTGACTATTTGCAACGCCTATTGGAAAAGAAAATAATTTAGGATGTTCAATTAATCTATTTTGACAGAACCATTTAGAAATTTTATCACTTTCAAGATATTTGATAAAATTATTATCAACACCATGGTCTGAATTATGTGATAATAATATTATTGGCTTTGTTAATGATGGAAATATTCTTTCAAAAAATAAAGGAAGAGCATGTGTATATACAAAGATAGATTTAGCTTTAAAAACTGATTTAGGAATCTCGTCACCAGGCCGTAATATTATATATTTACATATTATGTTTTGAATTTGAACCTTCCATAAATCTTCATGACGCTGGTCTTCAAAAATAATAGTTAAATCAGCTAGCTCTTGAAGCTTTTCTCCTGATATTAGATTCATTTTTTCTTGACATAAAAAGCATCGCCCCATACCGGGTTATCTCTATCCCATTCTTCCTCTACTCTCTCAAAATTATATTTTGAGAGAAAATAATCTATATCTTCAATTAATGCGCAGTTTTTATATAATTCATCTCTATTAACTTCAGTCATAATATAATCTATATTATGAAGAGTTTTTGAAGCCCCAAGCAATACGTTTAATTCAGCCCCTTGTACATCCATATTAATAAAATTAAATTTAGAAGATGTTTTATATCTATCTAAAGGATCAACTTTAACTTTAAGTTTTTCATTAAATACAATATCCGGATATATATGCGTATGTTTAAATGGCTCTAATAATGAATTAGATTGTCCATTATTATTATACTCTCTATGTAAATCTGCTTCACAAGAAAAAGGACCTAAAGCGCGATTAATACAAAAAACTCTCTCATCATGACCTACTCTCGCTTTTAATTTTTTAAAGTTATCTGGATCTGGCTCATAAAAGACCATATGTTCTATAGTCTTTATTTTTTGATATTCATCATATTCTTTACCAATATGACCACCAATATGAATAACACCAGTTATTTTCATATTGTATTTTTTAATAAGGTTATCGAAATCTAGCATCATAATATTGAAAATTCTTTTAGGTTTTTATTATGTATATGAAGGTTGTTTATCGTATACGTCTTATCATTATAAGATAAAAAAGGATATTTACCATCAAAAATTACTTTTATTTTTCCGTCGCTTATCTGTTTACCGGCATAATGATGTAATTCTGTACCATGCCAATCAGGCGTCTTAACATAATGTTTATTATGCGGACCTAGGCAATGTGAACCAGCAATATGCTTACCGTAGGAAGAAGGGTCAAATATTGTTTGAAATATATCAAAATTATCGCTTCCTGGTCCTTCAACAACTACAGGAAGGTGATCTATATACTTACTATTATTTGATGTATTAATGTAATTAATAAGCCTCATTTCATGAGGGCATTCGCTATCAACTCGAGCTTGTAATTCTGAAAATGGTAAATTAATTAAGTCTAATAACTTATTATTAATAGGTGTAAGAGATTTACTATTTTTAATATAACTAAAACCAAATACATATTCTGTTTCAAAATGAGCTGTAATAAGAAAATTAAACTTTCTAAATTTAGTTAGTAAATCTTTTAAATTAGAAAAAATTAAAACATCATTATCAAAATGAACAGCATCACTAATATTATATTTTTCTAAGAATTGTTCAATATAAAATAATCGTAATACAGCTGTTTGCCATAGTTGAACGTGTTCAGGTATATCATGCGCAAAATAATTTGTTATATCAGGAACTTCAAGCTCTCGTATATTAACAATTACAATGTTATTATCTGGCGGTTGTTCAATATCTAAATTAGTTAAAAAATATATTTTTAACTCCGGGCTTGTACGTCGTATTTGTTTGATACAATATTCTATATGCTTAGGCAACCCGGACATATCCGGGCGGTGTGCTAAATAGTTTCCTCTATGAAACAAAACTACATTCATTTTATGTACTTATGACTAGTATTATTAAAGTCAAAAAACAGGTCAATGTCATCTTGCTTTGGATCTAAAGGCCACATTTGCTTGTTAATAGTAAGACTATATGGAAAAATAATTTTTTTATGTGTACCTAAAAATGCTGGCCACCAAGCAAACGAGGACTGTGATATAGCTATATTTTCACTATATAATAATGTCTTCATATCATCCATCGCACTTCTATCACCATGAATATTAAACTCTGATCCAGGCCCGGCTGTTTCTAACTTACACCCTTCTTCTATTAATTTAGTAACAGTTTCACATTTTGGATCGTCAGTAACAATTTTAACTTCTGTAAATTTAGAATTACGAATAAGATCTTTATAAAAATCTAAACCTAAAAATTGACCAAGTTGGTTATAATCAGTACCTCTAATATGTAATACTAATGCGTTTTTATTAATAGTATCAAGTTCTCTAATACCAAAAACTTGTCTTAATTCTTCGCGATGCTCAATATAATGAGCAGCTTTTTGAGCCCAAAAATCAACAATAAAATCTCCTGTAAAGTTTTCTAAAGAATCTATATCAAAATATTGTTCTCCAAAAGATCTTGTTCTCATAGCATTTGGATCAATATCTTTTATAGGATTAGGTTTAATTCCAAAATTGGGCAAACCTTCATTACAAAATAATTCACAATTATATTTCTTTGCTACAATATAACCAAATGCATATTGAAACATTCTATTACCTAGCCTATTGTACGGATCATATTCAACTATTACTCTCATGATATTTTTAAATCAAAACCTCTTTTTGCACCTACAAAAGGAAAATTACACTCTGTTAATAAAGAATGTAGAGGTGCTTTATAGTATTTGTTTTTTAAATTTGCAGTTAAGTTAATAAAACTTTGTACTACCTTTTTATCTAAAAATGGGTATCTTGTTTCTATACCAACACTACCAGCAATACATTCTTCTTTATTTAAATAACTCCAATTAGCTCCGTAGTAAAAATTACCCCACGGAAATATTTCAGATAAATTTTCAGGCCATATATATGGATTAGGAGAATTAAAACCATATGTTTGTATGGTTGTCATTACTTCATCAGCTCCTTGTCCTGAAAGCTGTACTTTTATTTTATGATTATTTCTACAATATTTTAATAAGTGTAAAAGACCTGTACCACCTTTATCTTCGAACCCTTCATGCGTTTTATTATATGGCGTTGGTCCATAAAAAAATGGCTCTACATAATTTTCTTTATATTTGTTTATAGCAATATTTTCATCTAATGTAATACCATCTTTAAGAATTTTATTATCAATATGTTTAACTCTCTCTTCAATTATTCCTGGAGCTTCATTAGCAGTAAAAGAATAAGTCATAAAATCGACTATATTAAGTTCTTTTAAACCGCAAATTATACCACCACTATCGTGCCCACTACTTACTGGAACTAAAAAATTATCTTTAATACCTGTTACTCTCTTTTTAAGAGCTTTATAAAAATTTTCTTTCCATACTTCATATGAATCGATATGTTGATCAAGATTCCATTCATATGTTTGTCTCGTTTGTGCTTTAAATGTTTTTAAATCAACAATATAATACATATTAGGTTCTGCACGTAATATTTTATTGAACCCTAATGATGTAACAGCAGATTTATATGAAGATATACAAATATTATTACCATCTTTACCTATAAAAAGAGGCTTTGTTAAAAATAGATCACCGCCAAATATTAACTTATTATTATCTAAATCTAATAAAGCTATTGCAAACTCACCATCAAGATGTTTAAAAAAGTTATCTCCATATTGATCATATGCATCTAAAATATAATAACCATCACTTTTATATTCTTTTGATTCATTTTGAATATTATAAATTTCACCATTATATATCAAATGTACATTTTTTTTGGACAGTGGTTGTGGTGTAAAGTCGCCTGTAATAGATAAAAGATTATGCACTAATGTCCAGTTATCTATTTCTGTCACGGTAGTTTTATCTGGTCCGCGTCGCTGTAAATAGAAGTTTGCTTCTTCTATATTTGACACTTTTTTATTTGTCATTAAGATACTACACATGATTGATTAGTATTTTGTATACATTATAGTTAGATATTTTATTCCAGTAATCAATATGTAAAGACTTACTCAGATCAATATATTTTTCTGCATTTAAATCATTAACTTGATTAACACTGTTTAATCTAATTACATATTTTTCAAAACCAGTAGGAACTTTTACATCATTAAATATAATTGGTATACTCCCAACAGCCATAGATTCGTATAATCTTATTGTAGATGGGCCCGTTCCTTGCGGACAAAGACTAAGTTTACTACTTAATAAGTATTCTTTAAACTTATTCGAATATTTACCTCTATCATTAGATGGTTTTTCATAAAACCAATTACCTGTATCTCTTACAATAATATCATTATTGTTGTTTAATTCAAATAATTCTTTACGTATATTATGTGTCGAAGAACTCCCAATAAAACTAGTTTTATATTTTCGCTTATTATAATCTATAGCATCTTTTCTATCAAAAAAATTGTTATAATGTGGTATACATATTCTATTATCTGAAAAAATAGCATGAGGAGTAAAAACTATATTGTCATAAAAATTTAATTTATTGACTAAAATATGCTGGCATACAAATTTTTTAACACCATTATATTTTTTTTCAATATCATCAATTGCTTGTTGTGCCACATGTATACCATATTTGTTAATAGTTTGAGCTAAAGGTATATTTACATAATTAAAATTATTAGGTAAATCATTGATAACATTAATCAAGCTTTCTTGTATATTTTGCTCTGTCTTTACAGGGTCAAAATACTTTTCTTTAGATAAAATATCGTGATTAATTATTTTCATCTTTAGAAAAAGTTAGATATATAGTAAGCAAAACCCGAAGGGCTTAAGTATGTATCGTATATATAACGACTATAGGACTGCAATGACATATATGACTCTGAATTATGACTAGCCCACCATTGATTAACGTCGTCGTTTATTTTGTCCGGTGTTGTTATAATAAATTTATTCCAATCAATTTTATCCGAACACGGTAACGATAAATCTGTATCTACAATAATGGGTATTTTACCACATGATAGTGTCTCGTAAAGTCTATAAGAAAAATTTCCTGCACCTCTACAACACAAAACCATATCACTATTTTTTATATTTTGAATATATTCACGTCGTAATGTTAAATTATGTGGATTTCCTCCCCAAAATGCTCTTCTAATAATAAAATCTATTTGTATCTTTTTATTATTTTCTAATTTGTTTATGCAATTTTCTCTAATAGGATCTGTTATAGCACCACAAAAGCTAATAACCGGTTTAGTAACTTTATGTACTGTGCCATTAAATAAAAAATCTGCACTCCAAGCCGGCATTGCATATTCATTTTGCTTTTGTTTTGATTTATTAATTGATGTTCTAAAAACGTTTATGTTTGTAGGTATTTTATCGCTAATTGGTTTACAACTATCATCATTAAAAAATGCTATAATTGGTTTATTAGTATATTGTAAATATTCAACAATTCCTTGATCTAATTTATCATGATATACAATATAGTCTGCTTCATCTATAGATGTATATTCTATAGTATTTTTTATTTGTGACGACCAGTTATTATTACTAAAATCATTATTTTGATTTATTACCTTTTTATCATATAAAGGTAAGAATAAAAATTTTTCAGACTTAAATTCATTTAAATTTAGTTTATTTTTATTGTACCAAATTTTCATAGTTCTTTTTAATTAAACTAATTAGTTTAATTTTTTCTTCAACACCTTCTACATAGTTGGCGTGATGTATCATCATTTTTTCTGGAGGTAAAATATTTGTAAGTCCGTCCCATCTATGCGTACCATCAGCATTATCAAAAAAATTACCTATAGTATAATATTTTTCTTTATCGAGAAACTTATAACTAACCATATCTTTAAAATGGTTTAAAGCTACTTGATCGTTTACCATTTGAGTAAAGTTATTATATATTTCAGTAAATAATATTTTATTTTTATCGTTACCACGTGCAATAAAAAAGCCTGCACATAAAGAATTACAGTCCTCTTGGCATGCAATATCATGATCTCCGATTTCGTTTTTTAAATCTTCAATAAATTTTCTATAAAAAACAATATCAGTATCTGCAAAAATAAAAAAATCGTTTTTATTTTCCTCAATAGCTTGTAATATAACTTGTAATTTATATCTCATACTATCAAGCCACCCTTCTTCCATAAATTTACCTTCACTTGTTGTTTGCTTATGATAGGCTGCGCGTATAGATAATTCATCTTTACTGTAAAGCTTTCTTAAAGTTGCTTTAAAGTAATCTTGATATAATTCTTTATGAGAGTCACTATAGTGTGTGTATATATTCATGATATTTTTGCTTTGATTATATCAACTTCCTTTAATATTATAGGTAACAGTTTTTCTTGAAATAAATTATTGTTATCCCATACACCTTCTCTTTCCTTTTCCATTTCAATAGACGTTTGATCCTTGCTACCATACTCTGAAAAATGTAAATGTCTTATAATTATGTCATGAAAATATATTTTTCTATTTAAAATTTCAAATAATTTATCTAGATAAGTATCATGAAATGTATTAGGTTCTTCATCTTCAACATAACGACCAATAGTCTCTATATATTCACGATGTAAGAAAGAATTTACTGCTAAAGGAGGAACATTTACATACTTATTACCAGGTCCTCTCATACCATCATTACAATGTATAAGATAAAAATTATCTTCTTTATTTGTAAACTCTGTAATAATTTTTTCATCCCAATCTGGAGTTTCAAATTTCATATCATCACCGACCATAGCAACAATATCATTCGTTGTTTGTTCAGCCATAGTATTCCATAATCCAGAAAGACCTTTTTCTTTAAATAACCCTTTAGGATATTTTACTAACTGTATAAAAGAAAAATTTTGTGCAATTTTATAATATATGTCACGTTTAGGATCATCGCTATCTACACCTAAAACAAGATTAATATTATTAATATTTTTTGCTGTTGTTGCAATGCTACATATAAATGTTAATACTTTATTAATTCTTTCTCTACTTGGACAAAACAGGTCTATTTTCATTTTTAATTTGTTTAAGTTTGTTAATAACTTCATTTACGGGTGTATCAGCTACTTGTACTGGATATGTTCCGTGTTTTTGTAAAAATTTAAGAGAAGCTTTCTGTATATTTGATTGCCAATCTGGTCGTGGACGAATTGCAGAGTTATTTTCTGAACAAGCTTGCTCCTCTACAAAGTCTAAACTATTCTCAATATCAGCCCACCACCAATAGGGAGTGCTATAATTAGCTTTTGCTAATTCATATGAATGGTCTACGTGCTCAAATGCATTAGTATAAGTTTCATCGTATAATCCTATCTCTTTTAAACTTTGCCGCGTATAAAAACAAACAGCACCAACACAGTGTTGATTTAAAGCAATTTTAACATTACCATAATCAATAATTTTACGCGGAACAGGTTTACCTCCACTTATTCCAGCTTTATTTGCTGGTCCATGGTATGCAAACATAAAGTGATGTATGCCTGTCTCTCTATGAGCTTTAATATATTGTTCAAAAAGGTTACCTTTAAACAACATATCATCTTCTACAAGAACAATATAATCACAACCCTTTTCAAGCAAATGCTTTATAGCTTTATTCTTAGCTTTACCTACACCTTCCCCACCTGTAGTTTCTACATAATCACCAACACGGCAAACTATACTCTGCTCACCATCGTTTACAGTAACTAGTTCATTATACCAACTCTCTTGTATTGAGTCGCAACATTTTTTATACATGTCAATCCTATTACATGTAATAATACCTACTCCAACTTTGTTCATATCGATACCGGTGGCCGGCCATCATCTGGTAAACCAAACTTTTTCTTAAGTTCCTTTTCTTTTTCTTCTGCTTTATGTGCATTTTGCTGCTGCTTAATTAAACTCTCAAGTTGATTAATATTTTGTGAATTAAAAATAGAAGATTCATCTCCATACATTGCCCCTTCAGGAGTTACATATTCACTAATTAAATCTATTCGTTCTTGACCTTTATCAGGTAAAAGAATTATACAAGGTGAATCACCTTTCGGGAAAAAAACATCAGCTTCTGGGTGTTCTGTATATTGACGATAAAGAGAATAAAAAATATTATCTACTTCTATAATAAAATTTTTATCTGTATCTCTAAATCCATCATCTTGTACAGTTTGACTAGAATCAAATCTACATAAAAATATAATATCAAGAGATCTCATTGACTCTTTCATTAAATTAATTTGTTTTGTAACAAAATCTTTAGTAAACCCTTCAATTTTTTTACCGTGAGCCCACATGGAATAAGCTATAGCATCTAATGGGCATCTATCATATACAACTTTATCATCTTTATCTTTTGACTGAACTTGATCAATTAAAAAATTAAGTATAAGCTCTTGTGTACTGGTTGTTAGTTTTGAGGAATGTGGTAAATTTTCTTCTCTTAATACATCTCTATAAGTATCTTTTGGAGTTGTATAATTTGTCCAGGTATAAAGAAAACTTTTTAAAAGAGTAGTCTTACCACTATTTCCAGTTCCGGAAAATGCAATTCTCATACTATATATATCAAATTAAACCTTTAATGCCATATCCCATATAAGCAAGTGCAGTCTAGGCGAAAAATTAACATTCATAGCTTTAGCATACTCAGCTACAGCAGGAGCATTTTTTACATGCTCTTCTCTACTCCCACTACAAGGCATAAACCATATCCTTTCTTTAGGTAATTTAACATTATCGTCATCTACATACTTACGCCAAATTTCATCTATATCTTCTGAAGCGTTAATAACAAACTTAAATCCAGATCCGTTTTCTTTATGCCATTTTAATACTTCAGGTTTATAAGTTTTTTTCTCAGGATCACCATTTGTAGTAAGCTTAGGTGAAGTAGTAAATGTAGCCCTATAATCTTTTACCCATCTTTCATCAGGTTTTATAGTAGAGTTAGTTTCAAAATCTATAATAGGAGTAAAATCATACTTTTCAATAAAAGCTTCTATAAATTTAAGTAAAGCTCTTTGCTGAATCATAGGCTCCCCACCGGTTAATTTAAAAATAGCACCTGCTTTTAATTTATCTATTAAATTATGCTCTTCAAAATATTCAAATATCTCATTAAAAGTCATTTTATTCTTTATTGACCAAGAAACATATGAATCGCAACCATGCGGAGATGATTCAGATGCAAAACCTTCACATGTTAAATTACACATAGCCATTCTAAAAAAGACAGAAGGCATTCCTACATATTCGCCTTCACCTTCAAGAGTATAAAATGCTTTATCATCAGATATTAGCAACGTTTCTTTATCACAATCAATAGACATATATATATAATTATATTTGTTTTGATGTTTTTTTCAACTAAATATTAATAATATGAGAAAAAAAGCTACGCGACAAGGTCGCGAAACGCAGTTGGAAGATATTGAAGAACAAATGAAAGATAACTTTTTACTCGACTTTAAAATCAAAAGGCCTTTTTATCTTAACCATAATCACAAAGAGTTTTACTCGCAAATCCGTAATACAAATACTAATATGGTATTAGTAGACGGTCCTGCTGGTTCAGCTAAAACATATATTGCAATATATGCAGCCCTTCAAGAGCTTAAAGAAGAAAAAGTTGAAAAGGTAATATATATTAGATCTGTAATTGAATCTGCAGCTAAAAGCTTAGGTTCTTTACCGGGTGAAGTAGATGATAAGTTTTTACCTTACGCAATGCCTTTAATTGAAAAGGTAAGAGAAATTACTAGCGACAGCACTTGCGGTATACTTAAAAATAAAGGTATGATAGAAGCTATACCGGTTAATTTTGTAAGAGGTTTAACTTTTAATGATTGTGTAGTTATTGTTGATGAAGCACAAAATTTAACTAAAGGCGAACTTACTACTATTTTAACGCGTTTTGGAAGAAGAACAAAATATATTGTTTGTGGTGATACTCATCAATCAGATATTAATAAATCCGGATTTAGTGAAGTATTTCAAAAATTTTCTTCTGTAGATTGTATAGAAAACGGAATAAGTTCGTTTAGATTTGGTAATTCTGAAATTGTGAGAAGTAAAATACTAAGATTTATTTGTAAAATACTCGGTGCTTAAGCACCCCAAGAAGTACCTTTAAACGGGTTACTAAAATTATTAGTCTTTTCTGCAGGACCAACATTTGCTGCTCTAGGATTATCTGCTGGAGGTTCCTCTACAGGGGGAACTGTAGTTGTAACTACCGGTTCTTGTTCCTCTACAACTGGAATCTTACCTTTTTCTGACCACTCTTTCCAAGATCTTTCAAACTCTTCATGAGATACGTAAGTCGCTTTACCTTCTTCATCCTTATGTAAATTACTTTCCTTAACAGGTCTTGAACATGAAGCCGAATTATTACCATGTTCATATACAGTAACATTTTCTACCCATACCCGACCTTCAGTAACTTCATCAATATATGTATCAGCTGTTTTAAATACCCACTCAGCAAACTTTTCAATACCAACACCACCTTCCATAATTCTAACATCTGCAGCTCCTACTTCATTTAGAGCAATAAATTTATCTCTATGAATATCATTACCTGCAATTACTAATGTATGATCAAATTGATTATTAAAAATATCTTTAAGTTCTTTTAAACCACCAAAATCATAAACCCAATTATTGTCATCTAACTTACTACAACCGAAAGTTATTTCTGCATTAAGCTGATATCCATGTATAAACTTGCAATGCGAGTCAGCATTAGGTTGACGAAAAGCAGTTGATCCAAGTTCAATTCTTTTTGAAGACGTATAAATCATAATATTATTATAAGCAATTTTAAAAATAAATCAACTAATGATCAAATTTAAAAGGCTCTCCCTCCTCTGGTCTCGGATAATTATCTATTAAGAAAGTAAAGTCAACTGCAATAGCATATTTTTTTGCGAACAGTGTTCTTTAATAATTTTTTTCTTTATTAACTCACCTTTAATTTTTACTATATCTTTATCAGATAGCATCGCTCCTACATCTTTATTAGTAATATCTGTTATAATATTAACGTCTTTTATATTAAGAGCTGGAGCTAATGTAGCAGCTGTAAGATTATTTTTTGTATTTAAGATTTGTACTGCTTTATCAAACGGGGACAGTTTAACCTCCTCTTTCTTTTTACTTTGTTGCATACCTCTTATTATATCTGTCGGATCTTCACGTCTAAATATATCACCTAGTTGCAACCCATCCTTTGTTCTAAATATTTCTGCTACAAACATTCCCGTTTCACTTTCAAAGTCTGATTTAGGTCCTTTTTCTTCTCGCTCTTTTCTATCAATATATTTTTGTGATGCCTTTAATTTAAATTGTACGTTTAATCCAGGCTGTATCTTTTGAATATTTTTTAACAAAGATTCCATTTGCTCATCAGATAAATTTTCAATAAATTTTACTGGGCCCATTTTTGTATATTCTGAAAAATCATCGTCTGGTTGCTCTAAAATTAAAACATTTTTGGAAAATTTAATTGTATCTCTTATAGAAAAATGCTCTGGTATAATTAATTTTTTTTTCTTACCTTTAGATTTAGGAATATTTGCTTTTGTTTGCTTAACTACACCAAGTACTGCATCAGGGTCATATGTAAAATCATAACCACGTCCAGCTCTTGTTTCTTGTACCCTTGCAAGAAACGGTTTCAAGTTTTTACTTAAATATAAAGCAAACTCTTTTGCTGATTGATCATCTATACCTATCTTAGTTAATGCTCCTTTTAGTTGTTTTTTTACAGATCCTTTTTCACTAACAGGCTTATACTTACCTTTTTTATCTCTTGAATCACCCATATATGCTGTTTTTTCATTTACAGCGTCAGGTGGTGGTGATGTACCTGCTCCAGGCCCTTCATAACGTCTCTCTTTTCTATTATATAAAACACCTTCAAATGGAATTAAGGTTATTGTCTTTGGACCAACAATTCGACTTAAATAACCTTTTTTACCACTTGCCTGTTGTTTTTTAATATTGCTCTTATCAATTTTAACTATTTCAATATCCTTATCATTTTCTAGAGCTTTTTTAAGAAATGCAATTGGTTGCTCACCTTTATAAGACTTATACATTCCTTTAGCTAATTGACCAGTATCTAAATTTATTCCTTGCTGTGCAGCTTGCTTAATACCTGCTGCTGTGGCTTTTGCTATACCACGTATTTTATCTGAAAACCCTTCTTCAAGTAGCTCTTTTTGGGATATTCTAGCCATATACAATATTTAGTCTTGAAATAAATTATTTATATCTATAATAAGATATATGGATCGTACTAAAATTACTAAATTACCTACTGCTAACGGAAATATGCCCTTAACTGAAGAAGAAAAACTCGAAGTTATGGAGGACGCTGCTAAAGCGTATGAAAAATTTTTAGATGCCTTACGCATCGACTGGCGTAGTGATCCTAATAGTGACAATACTCCTAATAGAGTAGCTAAGTCATTTGTAAGAGATTTAGCAGCAGGTTGTTATGATGAGTTACCTAATGTAACTGCATTTCCTTCTGATGGCTATGATGGAATGGTATTTCAAGGAGGTATACCTGTTAAGTCATTATGCTCTCATCATCACTTACCTTTCTCTGGTAGAGCTCATGTAGCTTATATTCCTTCTAAAAGTGGTAAAGTTATTGGATTAAGTAAACTTAATCGTATTGTAGAACATTTTGCTAGAAGACCTCAAATTCAAGAAGGTTTAACTATGCAAATTCATGATGCTATTAATGAGATTTGTGAGGGTAATAAAGGAGTTGCAGTAATGATTTCTGCTACACATACTTGTGCTTGCTTAAGAGGAGTTAAACATGATGGTTGTGAGATGAAAACTGCAAGATTAAGTAGCGACTTTTTAGATGAAATTGCTACTAGGAATGAATTTTATCAATTTGTTTCTAATATGAAAGGAACTTAAACATAATTTAAAAATGCCTATAGCTGATATTTTATGGTGGGGATTTGTATTTGGAATATTTGGTATTCTATTAGCTACTATATCCTTTACTGAGTTTTAATTATGAATATATTTGTAACTGACGACGATCCTGTAATTTCTACTTATAACCTCTGTGATCAACATGTAAGATCAAAAATGCAAATTGAAGGAGCTATTATGCTAGCGCATGCGTTTCCTCAAGAAGTATTAGATCATAAATCTACTCCAAGAACTTCTACCGGTAAACCTCGTAGGAGAGGTAAAGGTTATTTTAATCATCAATGTTCTATATGGGCAAGAGAAACTAAAGATAACTTTAAATGGTTAGTTGATCATACCTTAGAAATGTTTAATGAACGTATGTATAGGTGGCCCGAATCAAAAGAACATTTTACTAAGACATTTATTGAGTGGTGTGGTCAAAATATTCATAATACTATTATGAGTAAAACTGGCTTAACTAATTACGCAGTAGCTATTGGCGAAGATTGTGATTGCAGAAAAATAGAAGATTTTGATAATTTATCTACTATTGACAAATACAGAGAGTATATTCGTCACGATAAAGATTTTGCTACTTGGACGTTACGTTGGAAGCCTACTTGGTATTAAAAGTAGCATCAAGCTCTTTATCAGCAATATTTTCTCGACTAACATCAATAAGAGCATCAAGCTCTTTTTCTATAAAGTCTTTACTTACTAATATTTTAAATAAGTTACTAGTTCTATTACCTACAGAAAAAGGTATATCTTTAAACTCTTTATTACCAATTTTCAGATCAAAGTTAACAACAGGTCTTTCTTCTATATTACCAGCTCCGACATTAATAGAAATATCATCTACTTTATCTTTTATAAGATGTTTATTGTTAACTGTTTTAAAGAGAACTTTATTACCTTGTATTTGTATATCCTCTCCATGAATAACGTTAAAAGCACCGTTACCTGAATCAAGTTTAGATGGTATTTTACCAACACCATCTACGTCAAAGAACTCTATAAGTCCAAGAACTTGTTTTTCAATAAAAAAATGTTTAAACTTCTTCATAGCAACTGCTATTAACGGTGTGGTCAAGTATTTTCTGTATCCTCATACCCTACATTAAAAACTTCTACTGGTGCTTGTATTTCTTCAACATCCACTACAACTTCATCATGTTGTTGCATTTCATAATCAAGATAATGAAATACAGATGAGAGATAATCTGCAGCTTTTGTAATTTTTGAAGCTACCCATCCATCCAAACCAGGTAACTTTGGCACCATCATACTTAATTTTGTAGCATATTCTTGCGCTTTAAGAAGATCCCTACCTGCCATATCAATTTCAGATTGATCATACTCTCCACAGCTTTCATCTTCTGATGGTACAGGAACAGCTACTGCCATTTTTTGAGGATAAGGGTTATTATGCGGTCCTAACATTTCGTTAACCTTTTGATATGCTTCCTGAAGCATAGCTCTTTCTTTACGTTTCTTATCTCTCATAATATTATTTATACTAATATTGCTTTTATTTGATCTCTATCTTCAATAGATATTTCATCTGGTACAAAATAATCCAACGACTCATCTATATTTTTTTGTATCATTTCTCTTGTTTGACTACCAGATATACCACCTTCTTGCATTGGTATTTTAACTACATTAACATATGGATATTTTTCCACATTATCTATAAAATATTTGTAACGTTTAACATCTTCATCCTTTTCACCAGCACCAACAAGCAACGTCGTGTCTAAATTTTCATCAGCAAAGTCATAAACTGCCCTTACCGGATTCGGTACATACACAACCTTTACAGGCTTATCAAAATATTTCGCATATATGTTCCATATCTTTTCTGATTGCTCAGGTGTAATGCCTTCACGTGCCTTCCCACCAATAAAAACAATACCTTTATCTGCATCATCAAGCAAATATCTTAAAGCATTAAAGTGACCCTTTGTAGGTGGCTTAAAACCACCGGGGAGAAGAGCGATTCGCTCAACTCTTGTCTCCATATCTTCAAAATATTCTCTAAAGGTTCTCATTTTTAATCTCCTTCTTCCATACTGTTAGGATACCAATCAGGTAAAGGTGCCTTTTGTATTCTATTAGCATATTCTTTTTTTGCCTCTTCAAAATCTGTAGTAACCTTACCATCAACCATATCTTTTACAAAACCTAATGTAGCTGCATTAGCATATAAGTCACCACATCTTGCAGTAACTTCTTTTTTAAGACCGTCGTATATAATACTACCAGTAACATATCCTAATGTATCTAACATTTCAGCAGGTACATCAATATTCATAGTAGAATAAACATAATCTCTATGGGAGGAAGGAAACTCATGAGGTATACTTTCATCTTTTATATAAACTGATTCAAAAGGCGGTTCAATATTATTCCAAAGTAACATATTTTCAGTTACTTCATCTGGTTCACCGAATTTCTTTATAAGTTTTATTGCGTAATCTCTAGCATCATCATGCTCCCATCCTCTTAAGGAATCTATCGCTTTGTTTTCTTCAAAATATTCTCTAAATGTTTTCATTTTTTTGTACTTGTTTGACCTCCACTAAAATTAGCACGGCTAAATTCTAATCTATCTACTAACTTAACTGCATCACCAGCTTTAGATACGCTTACATAACCCTCCGGAGATGTTACCTTTAACGTACCGTCTTCTGCATCTAAGAAATGCTTAGTATTATATACAGCATTATTATACTTGTTAATAAAGATCTGTTTGGCTTGAGAAAGTAGCTTACTTACTTTAAAGATATTTACTATATCATCTTTTTGTTGATTAAATTCAGCCATTTTCTTTTTAAAGCTTTCTTCTACCTTAAGTTTACCGGCTTTAGACTTTCTCTTTTCTATTTCTTTAGTCATTCTACCTTTGAACCAATCAACAAAGTTATTAAATGAAACTTCAGGATCTTCTAAAAACTGACCTTTTTGAATTTCAGAGTTAGCATAAATGTTTAGTAAGTCTAGAGGTAGATCTCGATAATCTACTTTAATAGAATCTGCTGTCTTTACATAATCTCTCACCTGCTTAGCCTCATCAGTAGTAAGAGTAACTGTTCCAGTTGAATCAGTAAATATAGCATCATCAACCCACACTCCTGGAACTTTTTTAAGTCCTTTTACATTAATACCATATTGTGGGGAGCTATCTAAATCAGCATATCCTGTATGAAATACTATACCAAATACCGAATTAGCTATTTCTCTACCCAATTTAGAATCTTTTTCAACTGCATACTTAATTGTGTTGGGTTTAAATGTAAAATGCTCCACACCATCAATAATCTCTCTGTTAACAGATGATGAATCAAACATAAAATCACCTTGAAGTATACCTTTAATACCCAGCTTAGGAAGATACTTAAGAGCTTTCTTTAATTTATCGGCTAAACCAGGAGCATGACCATGATTCATCTCAACGTCATTATCTGTATAATTAATTTTAGGCTCTCTATTGAATATAGATTTAGTACCTACAAAGAATTTACCAGTTTCTGGATGCTTACCAGCAAAAATAGCAGGTGCACCATCCCATTTGACTGATGTATTTACTTTTCTTTTACTCTTACCCTGTAAATGTGAAAGCAAATCGGTTATAAATCCCCTTGCAGTCTTATATCCACCCTCTCCTTTAGTAAGAATAAGCTCCTCTAAATGTGTAAGGTGTGTATTAGCTTTAGCTTCATTTAGAAGCTCGTATTGTTCAAAATATAGCTTAAAAGTCTTCATAGTTTATTTAGATTCATTGGAAAACATATAGAAAAAGTTTGGATAGAGACCGGCCATTGTAAAAGAATTTGCACGTAAAATACCTCTATCAATTAAACCACCCTCCTTAATAGCGTCATTAACCGTAAATGAAGCAAAATCACCTAAACGACCCGGTGTAGGCTTTTTTTGTTGTGGTCCTTTTGCAAATATTATGTTTTGTAGATCATACTTTGTAGAATATTGCTGTAGATTAAGCTTTGCTAATTGTTTTCTAATTTGACTTTGTGGCGCCCCTCTTTTTCTTGATGTTGGATCTATATAATTAATATCATTGGTAAAAAACTTTGCAACATCACCTCCCGGATATGCTATTTTAAGTAAATCATGTAAGTTTGATAAAAATAGATCTATTTTTCCAATTTGCTCGAAAGCACGATACGCACCAATAATATTTGATTCAACACTTTCAACTACCTTAACATTATCTGCTTCTAACCCTTTTAGAAGGGTTGATGGAGATAAGGCTGGTCCTCCTCTTCCGCCTTGTTGACCAAATCTACCGCCTTGGCCTTTAACTTCAAGTTTTTCACCATCTATCATTAAATCACCCCCTTCGGTTGAATTAGTTACGTTGCTGAATGCTAAAGCGAGAAGTATTTCGCAAGGTCCAACATTGCTACCACCTTCATCAATAGGAGTAAAAGCAGAAGTTCTCATTGCTGTTTTTTCGTTAAACCCTTTACTTGTAACTAACTGTACAACATTTCCCGTTTCATTAATCGATAGTGACGGTTTTTCTTCACTGCTAATATATTTCTCAAATTCACCTCTATCTAACATATCAACTAAACTATCATAGTCGTATTCGTTCTTAAAAGAGTTTCTTGTATATTTTTTACCTTCTAAATACTTGGTAATTGACGCTAACGCATCTCCTCCTGTTGCGATACGACTTATCTTATCAAAATTTTCATCTGAAACTTGACCAACATATGAATATTCATCATTTTGCTTAGTATAAAGATCTACCTCTTCACCTAGCACACGAAGGTGTCTGCGTGGTGGAATATTACCACGTACCTGCTTTTTATAGATATCTTCTAATGACCACTGCATGTTATTGTGCGTCTAAGTCTTCAAGTTCTTGTTCAACCTCTTCGTTTGAAAATTCGATTAATCTTTCAATTGTTTCAATAACTTTTCTAGGCTGCGTTCTACCAAATTGTTTGTTTACCTGTGCAGCAATATTAATATCCTGCATTTTTGGAGCATATATAAAGGCATTAGTTAGTAAATCTGCAATAAATACTTCCCCTTCTGGTGAAATACCAGTTGGCTCTGGAGGAATATCTTCTACATCAGTAGCATCTGCTTCAACATCAACATTAACATCTATTTCTTCTTGTTCAGAATAGAGCTTTTTATATTTTTCAAATAATTGTATTGTTTTTTTCATGATTTTTATCCTTTCGCGGCATCTATAGCATTAGATAACTTACCTGTTTGTTGGTTATATAGATCTACAGCTTTTTTTGCAAGGTCTGCTCTCATTTTTACTGCTTTTTTAGCTTCTTGTGGTGCTGTTCCCATAGCCCCTGCAATCTTACCCATTACACCACCTTTAGCTTGATTTGCTAACTTATTAACCTCTTTTTCAACATCATATGGTTTATTACTACCCATAGCAACTTCTTGATCTTCTACTGAACCATCTGGAGCATACTCGCGTTTAAAGCTATCAAAGATATCGAAAGGACTGCTTACACCAAACATATCAAAAGAATCAACAACTTTGCCGTTTGAATCTCTTAACTCAATAGTATACTTGTCTTGACCTGGTCGATTCTCTTCTACAAGTTTAAGAAACTTATTCATGTATATATTTATGGAAGCAACGAGAGTTTTATATTTATATTAGTTAGAAACTCCTTTTCTATTTGCTGCAACTCATACCTTCGAAGAAATAATCTAAATTTATAAAATGAAATAGTTGAAGTATCTTTTTTTTGGAAAGACATGTAGTCTCTTTCTTCTAAAAATATTTCAAAGCTATCTTTACTATACGTAATATTTGTGGGTATAGCGTTAAAAATACGTTTAACAAGTGTATGTTCTATTGATTTACCGTTTGTTTTATAATAAAACCATTTTTTACTATTAGTATTCTTACAAACTTTAATTATTTCTTTAATAATAAAATGAATACCAAGCTTGTTTTTATCTTTTCTTGTTAATTTAAGCTCGTTTTCAGTTATATACAATAGATATTCATTAAAAGATCTAGCTAAGCATTTATTAAGATTAATAAACTCAAAACCACGTACCGTATCATTTACGCCTTCCAATTCTGACGTTAATAATTCCGTTGTAGTAGTCATCTCTTAGTAATACTTCTTTTTCAAATTGTAATCTAGTTTCATGATAACTCAACTCCCACTTTGAATCACACCACCTAAGGATTTCAAACTTAAAATTATTCTTTCCAAGTGTTTCTATATGTTGGTTAAGTTCATTTGATGAAGAAGTATAGGTCTTCCAGTCAGTTTCTATTTTTTCATGACGTTTATTCTTTTTACCCTTTAAGGGGGGACGTTTTCTTATTGACTGGCACTGCTTTTTACCAATATACTTTTTATCATTAGTAAGATTTGTTATCTTATAAATGAAACCGTAAGGTAGATCCGTACTTTCTTCTAGAATCCCCTCCCAATGACCTAAATCTACCACTTTCTACAAGACCAATACCTGGCTTTAGTCTTTGGCCCGGGGTTATCACAATTATGTCTAGCTCTAAACGATTTACGAGCTTTTGGATTATTTTTACGAATTTTCATAGTCTTCTCACCTTTTCTTTTAGCAGAAGTACCCCCATGACCAAAATTTACTTTCTTTACATTACCAGTTTTAGGATCCTTAACGTACACTTTAAACTTCTTAACGTCCCCTCTCATGGGTTTGTTAAGTTTTACTTTCCTTCCTCTATATTCTGCATCCTCTTCAGGTGCTTCTTCATCTTCAAGATCATCTTCATTATTTTCATTAGGATTTTTATACGTAGGATCAGACCTATACTTAGGTCCTCCTCTACCATCAGCATCAGCGTCACCAGATCTTAATCTACCAGCTGAATCATAATGTTTTCCTTTAGGAGCTTCTTTAGCTTCAAAAAAATAATATTTAAATGACTTCATATTAATATTTATTTAACAATGATAATTTAAATAGCGTTGTAATGCTTTAGCATAATGAGTACCTTTATTCTTAAGCTTACTTTTAGCACCTCTTACTTTACTACAAGACAGATTACCTAATCGCTTTTTAAGTATACCTGGCTTAACAGGTTTATGAACATTTTTCTTTTCTGCATCTTCTTCACGCATTCGTTTTGTTTTACGCTTACTAGCTTCTTTTTTATTAGTAATATATTTGTAAGCGGCAGCTAAACTTTTTTTCTTTTTAGGATCTTTTACTCTACCACGAGCAGCTCTTACTCTTTGATGAATTAAATTAATAATTTGCGACTGTCTGGCATGCGATTTACTTTTAAATGAAGCTTTATTTAACGTTTCACGTATATCACCCACAGTACTATATTTTACGCTTACTGTATCTTTTGGATTTTCATCAGTATACAACCTTCTGCTTGAACCTTTAGGTTTTTTACCGGTACCCTTTTTAGGTTCTTCAGCATTCTCGCTTTTAGTTTTTTTCTTCTTCCAATTAACACGCTTTGGACCCTTCTTTTTATACATTTTACCCTTAATACTTTTACAAGCCGCTTTAGTTGGTCGACAAGCCGGGTAACTACCACCAGACTTTTTTGATTTACGACCACAAGGACCACCAGTCTTACAATTTACCCACCCTTTAAACTTTTTACCAGTTTTAGGATCAGTACCACCACGTTTAAACCATTGACGTAGTGAGTCGCTAGCTTCTAATATCTCTTTCTGGGTCATTTTTTCTTTTTCCAAATTTTTCCTTGTCTACACCTTACAATAGCCCCGGATTTGTAAGCAGAAGTTTTCTTACCATAAACAGAATCAGCTCTACGCTTACACCTATCAGCTTTCTTCTTCTTTTCTGCATCTTCTTCTGGAAAATTTTCTTCGTTTTCTTCTTTTGCTTTCTTTTTCTTCTTTTTATTTACTGTACCTTTACGCGTTTGGACAGCTCCAAGAGCCTTAGGTAATCTAGCGTCGCCTGGAGCGTATGTATCACCAGAACTTATATCACCCGGCGGGTTATACGAAGAACCACCACCAAGCGCCCCTCCAGCACCAGCAGTCATCTCTTCTTTTAACATTTTTAAAAAGATACGTTCAAATTTGCCACTTGATTCCATTATACTTATATTTATAATAATTGTGTGGAATTGCTAAAAAAGTATATGCAAGAAATTGGTGAAGATCTTGTACTAAATGATCTTAATCTTAAACAACAGCAACAAAGACTTCCAGCTCGTAAGCATTTTTGGGTTGGTAGACTTATAGAAGCAAAAATTCTACGCAATAAACTGATTGCTCAAAAGAGTAAGCTTAAAAAAGACTTAGTTAAGAAGGTAATTGCTGATTCTCCTGTACGTATTAATCAAACTTCTGCAGAATCTGCTGCTGAAAAGTACGAATCTGTTGTTAAACTTAATAATAACATAAAAGAGCAAGATACTATTATAGAATACCTTGAGAAAGTAGAAAAAATACTCAGTAATATGCATTGGGAGATTAAAAATGTTATTGATATGAATAAAATGGAGCAATACTAATGGTAACTTTTGATTACAATCCATCAACTCGTAAGCTTCTATTAAAAACAGAAGATTTAGATCTTTTTAATGATATAAGAAAGCATTTTAGTATTATTAATGATGCGGCGCGCTTTGGTAGGCGTTATGGTCGGTATATACCTCAAAGAAAATATGCTATAACTCCAGCTGGTGCGTGTGAAGTTGGTCTATATTGGGAAATTAAAAAGTTTTTAACTAAGAAAGATACAGAAACTACAGATAAACTACAAAAAGTATTAAAAGTTGGTAAAGATATAGAGCTTTATAAAGACTTTGCGTTTAATTTAAGAGAATATCAGGAAGAAGTTGTTAAAAAAGCTCTCAAACTTGGTACTGGTACTTGTGTTTTAGGTACTGGTGCGGGAAAAACCTTTACAACAGCAGCTTTAATTGAAAATTACTTTAGAGATAGTAAGGATAAAGATACATTTAAGTGTGTAGTATTGGTTCCTGACTTAGGACTTGTAACTCAAACGTACGATGAGTTTTTAAACTGTGGTACTACTTTTAAAATAACTAAATGGACTGGTAAGATTAAACCGGACTTAACTGCAAATGTTATTATTTGTAATATTGGTATTGTTCAAAGTCGATTTGAACAAAATGACTGGTTAAAACATATTGATTTACTTATAGTTGATGAGTGTCATAAGATAAAATCATCTAATAAGATTAGTAAAATTGTATCTAGAATAAGAACTCCTAACAAATATGGATTTACAGGTACCCTGCCTGAAAATAATTTAGATAAATGGTCAATTATAGGTAAATTAGGCCCTGTCATATATGAAAAGACGAGCTATGAGCTAAGAATAGAAGATTATCTCGCTAATGTAAATGTTAAAATATTAAACTTAGATTATCGTATATCACCGACATATAATAGTGACAATTATTATAGAGAAGAGTTAGATTTTATCTATGAAAGTAATTTTCGAAATGATTTTTTAGCAAAACTTTGTAATAAATTGAATAATAATACGCTAATATTAGTTAATCATATTAAACATGGAGAATTACTAAAAGAATATCTAGATAATATAGCAGACAAGCAAGTTTATTTTATTAGAGGTGAGGTAGATGTAGAAGAACGAGATAAAATTAAAAAAATAATGGAAAAAGATACAAATGTTGTATGTATTGCAATAAGTGCTATTTTTTCTACAGGTATTAACATTAAAAATTTACATAATATTATTTTTGCTTCAGGAGGTAAGTCATTTATACGTACTGTTCAGTCAATTGGTCGTGGATTAAGAAAACATAATCTTAAATCTAAGTTAATAATATTTGATCTTTGCGATAGATTAAGATATGGTATAAGACATTGTGAAAAGCGCAAAGAAATCTATAATACCGAAAAGATAAAGTATAGTGAAACTAATATTGTTGAAAAATAGTAATATGTTAATATAATTAAAAGGAAATGGCCGCGAAAGAGAAAAAACCGTATTATATAGAACCTAAAGTCTTTAAGGAATCATTACAAAAATACTATGATACTGATATTCTTACAGATGATTTAGCTGAAAATATTAAAAAAATAGCCTACGGATTAAGTTATAATGCATCATTTATTAATTATACGTACAAAGACGATATGATTGGTGATGCATTAATAAAAATGTACTCAGCGTTAAAGCATAAAAAATTTAACTTTGAAAAAGCTACTAATCCGTTTTCATATTTTACAACTATTGCATATCATGCGTTTATAAATAGAATTAAAAAAGAGAAAAAGCATCACGAAGCTGTTACAAAATATAGAGAGCGTGTATATGAAGATTATATGTCAAATCCAGAAAATACACATGGACATGTTTATGTGAAACCCCCTGACGAAGAAAATTCCTTTGAAGATTAATAAACCAAGAGTTGCTATTTTTTCTGATTTGCATCTCGGTGTTCATACAAATAGTTCAGACTGGCATAATTATGCTGTAGAATGGGCTCATTGGTTTAAGGACGAGTGTAAAAAGAAAAATATCAAAGATATAATCTTTTGTGGTGATTGGCATCATAACAGAAGTGAGATATCAGTTAATACGTTACAAGTATCTGCAGATATATTAGATATATTATGCGATTTTAATATTATAGCGATTACTGGAAATCATGATATTTACTATAAGCATAGAACAGATGTTAATTCATTATCTATTTTTAAGAAAAGACAAAATGTTACAATTTTAGATACTTTTGATACTGTTGAAGCTTTTGATCGTACTATTACCTTTTGTCCTTGGAACACTAAAGTAAAAGATATACCTGAAAGTGATATTATTTTTGGCCATTTTGAAATAGAAACTTTCAAAATGAATACTTATAAGGTTTGTGAAGAAGGACTAAAAGTTAAAGATTTATTGAAAAAAAGTTCTTTAGTTATTTCTGGTCATTTTCATACTAGACATGAAAAGAAGTTCGGTAAAGGCACAATATTGTACGTTGGTAATCCTTTTCAAATGGATTTTGGTGATGCTGGTAACGATAAAGGGTATTATATTTTAGATCTAGATACTTTAGAATATGAGTTTACGCCTAATACAATATCACCGTCATATAAAAAAATAGCTCTTAGTGAGTTAGTAAGAGAAGAAAAATTTACTCATGAAGTAATAAACAACTTTTCAGGTAATATTACAAAATTAAAAGTTGATATGAACATATCTCAAGCTGATATGGATATATTAATTAAAAAGTTAACATTACTTAAACCTGAAGTATTAACAGTAGATTATGATATAAATTTTAATAGACTGCTTGATGATACTGAAGATAAAGAAGATCTTTCTGGTATTGATATACCTCAAGCTATTGAAGAGTTTGTAAATTTACTTGAAATCAAAAATAAAAAAGAGATAATAAAATATACTCTCAGCTTATATGAAAAAAGTAAACTTTAAAAAGCTTAGTATAGTCAATTTTTTATCTGTAGGTGAAGAGCCCGTTACTGTTGAGTTTAGTAAAGGGCTTCATGTTATTACTGGTAAAAATAGAGATAAACCAGATCGTAGAAATGCTATTGGAAAAAGTACTATAGCTGATGCATTATATTTTGCTATTTTTGGTGAAACATTGCGCGAGTTAAAAAAAGACCTTATACCTAACAACTTAACAAACGGTAAGACTCATATTGAATTAGACTTTGAACTTGATTCATCTAAAGGTACTAATAGCTATAAAATTATACGTACATTATCTCCTTCAAAGGTTTTAATTTTTAAAGACGGCGTTGATAGAACGCGTGATAGCATTAAAAATACAACAGCTTATATCAATAGTGTATTAAGTGCTTCACCTTCTATATTTCAAAACTGCGTTATTATGACTGTAAATAATGCAGTTCCTTTTATGGCTAAAAATAAAATCGAAAAACGAAAGTTTATTGAGGATATTTTTGGAATGGAGGTATTTAGTACAATGCTTGCTACTTTAAGAAATGAGTATAATGAGATATCTAGAGAGCATGATACTCAATTAACTAAATTAGAAGAAATAGATAAAGCTTATAAAAATTACAACGATCAAAAAGAAAAAATCTTACAGACTAGAAAAGATAAAAAAGAAAAATATTTAGGTCGCAAAAAAGATAATAATCTTGAAAAAGAAAAGTTAGAAGAGCAGTTAGATGAAATAGAAGATATAGATACTAATAAGGTTGAAAGTCAAATATCTGCATTAGAAGAAGCAGTTTTAGATCAAGATATAAAAATTGAAAGTAATCTAGAAGCGGTTGCTCGTAATAAAGCTTTAGCTGCTGGGAGGAAAGAAAGATATAAGAAAATGGGTACAGAAGAAGAAAAATGCCCTGTATGTCTTCGACCTATGGAAGGACATGATGCTGAATTAATAGCTCAAGAAAAAGAAAAACTTAAAGCAGCAATTCATGAAGCAGTTGAGGATATTAAATATTACTCCGACGGACTTAAAGAATTAAGAGTTAGAAAAAATAGATTTTTAAAAGCAGTTGGTGAATGTCGTAATAGAATATCAGAAGGAAAACTACAAGAACAAAATAAAGTTAATATTGAGCAAAGACTAGAGCAATTAGATAAGTGGCAAGTTGAACTTGAAGGTGATCTTGAAGCTATAGAGTCAACAGAAACAGACTTTGATACGCTTATTGTTGAAACTAAAAAGCGTGTTGATAACCTTCAAGGTAGAGTTAAAGAATATAGAAAAGAATTAGCTAAGCTTGATATAGTTAAGTATATTGTATCTGAAGAAGGGGTTAAATCTTATATTGTAAATAAGCTTTTGGAACTTTTAAATAGCAAATTATTGCATTATCTTAAAAGACTAGATTCGAATTCTATTTGTATCTTCAATGAATATTTTGAAGAAGAAATACTAAATGAAAAAAATAAAGTATGTTCATATTTTAATTTTTCTGGAGCAGAGCGTAAGTCTATTGATTTAGCATGCTTATTTACTTTTTCAGATATAAGAAGATTGCAAGGTGGTGTTCAATATAATATTGCGATATATGATGAGTTGTTTGATTCATCATTTGATGAAAAAGGAATTGAACTAATTACACAAATATTGCAAGATAGAGTTGAAGAGTTAAATGAGTGTTCAATAGTTATATCTCATCGTAAAGAATCTATTAAAGCAGTAACCGGCGATGTTGTATATCTTGAGAAAAAGAATGGAATTACTAAGCGGGTAGATTATATAGAACTTTAAACTATATAAATAAGATGATATCACCATCACCATATCCGCAACCGATAGTTACACCGCAAGCTGCACCAGTTACTAGCCCTATGGGACAAATGCCAGGTGTACCTTTAACACCTAAGCTACCAGCGCCATCAGAAGCAGATATGCCTAGATATGTTAATTATCTAGCAGACTATTCTGGTTGTGGTCATTGGAGAATTCTTTGGCCTGAAGCAACAATTAACGCTAGAGGCGATGGTATGTCACAATCTACTACAGCTATGGTAGCAGATCCTAAATGGTATCAAGGAGTTAAGACAGTAAAAGTACAACGACAAGCTTCTTCACATCAATTAGCGTTTATTAAATTTCTCAAACAAGTACAGCAAGAGTATGGTTTTAAAATTATATATGAAGTTGATGATGTAGTATTTAAAGAAGTTATTCCAGACTACAATAAATTTAAATTCGCTTTTGATACAGACGAAATTAGACAAAATTGTGTTGATATAATTAATTTGGTAGATGAAGTTACTGTAACTTGTGACTTTATGAGAAAGCTATATCAAGAAAAAACTGGACAGCAAAATATTACTGTTATTCCAAACTTTATACCTCATGGGTGGATGGGTCAGCTTTTTAATTCGAGAGAGATAGAAAGAAATTATGATCAAAATAAAAAGAAGCCACGTATACTTTATACAGGATCTGGTGCACATTATGATGTTGATAATAAAACCGGTGGTAAGGATGATTTATCAGAAGTTCGAGACTTTATTCGAAAGACGGTTGACAAATATCAATGGATTTTTGTAGGGGCGTTTCCTCCGCAGTTAGCTGATTTAGTACAACAGCAAAAAATTGAGTTTTATGGCTGGCAAACTTTATTAAAATACCCATATTTTATTAATAGTTTAAGAGCACAATTAATGGTGGCACCATTACAAGTTAATGATTTTAATAGATCAAAATCAGATATTAAATATATTGAAGGCTGTATATTGGGTATACCATGTCTATGTCAAGATATGGAAACATATAGTAATGCACCAGATCATTTAAAATTTAGTTCAGTAGAAGAATTTGAAGATAAAATAGAACGTATTTTAAGACCCAATAAGAAAAATAAGTACATGCAAAATGTACATAAACTTCGTGCTATAGGCGAAAAAAGAATTTTAGAACTAGATCCTAATATTGGAGCGCATCTTGAAGCTTTAAATACACCATATGGAAGTTCCGAAAGACGTTTCCTTAAAGAGTGGAATTAGGAACTATACTACTATAATAGTAGTAGATGTCGTATCGTAATGTAGTGTATAACGGTAGAAACCGTTGTGTTAATTTATTTACCTGGGATACAGAAGGTAAGAGGGTAATGCATGAGTGTTCTTTTGAACCTTATCTATATATTGAAAATGCAGCCGGTGATAAAACGTCTATCTATGGTACTAAAGTTAAAAAACGTAAATTTAATACTAGTTTTGATAGATCTAGATTCGTACGCGATTCTAATATAAAGCGTGTATTTGAAAATATGCCGCCGGCTCAACAATTTTTACTAGATTTATATTGGGAGCAAAATGAAGAAAAGGAATTTAGTACTCATCCTCTTAAAACGTGTTTATTAGATATTGAAACTTACTCTCCCGATACGTTTCCTGATCCTGAAAATCCTACTCATACTGTTAACGTAATAACTTGTTACGATAATTTTAGTAAAAAGTTTCATACATTTGGTATTAAACCATATAACGGCAAGGGCGTTGATAATCTTAATTATGTTTATTGTAAAGATGAACGTGAGATGTTTATTAGATTTATTGAATATCTTGAAAGAGACTATCCGGATATATTGAGTGGTTGGAACTCTGAGTTTTTCGATATACCTTATATTATTAACCGTATTGAAAGAATCTTAGGTCAGGATTATGTTAATAGACTTTCGCCTTTGGGTAGAGTTCATTTTAGAGCTATTAAAGGTAAGTTTGGTCAAGATCAAAAACGTTACTATATTGATGGTGTAGCTTGTTTAGATTATTTAGATGTTTATAAACGGTTTTGTTTAAAGTTAAGAGAGTCTTATAAACTTGACGCTATTGGTGAAGTAGAGCTCGGGCAACGAAAGATTGATTACGGTGATACTAATCTTGCTTCTTTATCGGAAGATGATTGGGATACTTTTATTGACTATAATATTCAAGATGTTAATTTGCTCGTTCGATTAGAAGATAAACTGCAATATTTTCCTTTATTGCGAAAGTTATCTTACGTAGGCTTAACTACGCTTGAAGGTGCTATGGGTACTATTGGTGTTATTAACGGTGCATTATGTATTAGAGGTAGACAAAGAGGGGAGATAATTGCAACGTTTTTACGTAATGCTGATACTGGAAAGAATCCGGGTGCTTATGTTGCTGAACCTAAACAAGGATTTAAGAATCATATAGTATCTTTTGATGCTAACTCCCTATATCCTAATGTGATGATATCTCTTAATACTTCGCCGGAAACTAAAGTAGGTAGAGTTGAAAAAACTACTGATGATAAGATTGTTATACAACATGTAGCCGGTAAAGTATTTGAGTTAGATAAACCTGCATTTGTAAAATTTCTTAAAGATGAAGAATGTGCGTTATCAAAAGCTGGGTTCCTTTTTACACAAAAGAAAAAAGGTATTATACCTGAGTTTCTCGAACATTACTATAATCAACGAGTAAAGATTAAAGAAGATCTCTTTAAAGCTAAAACTAAACTTAAGAAACTTAAGAAAGATACTCCGGAATATATTGAAGCTAAATATGAAGTAGAACGACTTAATACTTCGCAGATGGTTATTAAGATTCTTATTAATTCTTGTTATGGATATATGGGCAATAAAAACGCTCCTATTGGTGATGACGATATTGCCTCATCTGTAACGTTAACTGGTCAAGCTGTTATTAAGTATTCGAATGAACTTATTAAAGAGTTTATTAAAAAGGAAATACCTGATATATCTGATAAAGAATTAGAAGAATGTATTGTTTATAACGATACCGACTCTTCATATGTATCGATTACTCCTCTTGTTGAAAAAGGATTGAACTTTTTAGATGGTGAAGATATCCATCAAGATACTCATAATAAAATACAAGAAATTGAAGACTATCTAAATGCCGGGGTACAAGATTGGGCTAAAAAATCTCTATTATCTAAAGATAGTCGCTTTGTATTTAAACGTGAATGTATTGCTGACGTTGGTGTCTTCTTACAGAAAAAACGATATGTAATGCATATCTTAGACGATGAAGGTATTAAGGAAAATAAATTTAAGTATACAGGTGTTGAAGTAGTTCGAACTACTATGCCTAACGCAATTAAGCCGTACGCTAAAAAAATTATTGAAACTATGTTAAGTACTCAGTCTTTAACTGAAACTAATAAAGTGCTTAATGAAACTTATGATATTTTTAAAGAATTAAGTCCTGAAGAACTTGCTTTTGTTATGGGTGTAAAAGGTTATGAAAAGTATGCTGTAGATTGTAGGGAGTTTAATACTGTTAAGAGTATGCCTATTCATGTTAAGTCAGCTTATTTTTATAATTTGCTATTAGATAAACTTAATACAGGTAACAAGTATGAATCTTTAGGATCAGGTGATAAAGTTCGTTATATGTATGTTGAAAAGCCTAATAAATACGGATTAGATAGTATTGGTTTTAAGTATGAATACCCTTCGGAGTTTAAACAAACGTTTAAAATTAATTATGATAAAATGTTTGAAAAGATCTTATTTCAAGGCATAGAAAGATTTTACGATTGTGTAGGCTGGAGTATTAGAAAACCAGCTGATAATGTACAGGTTGAATTATTTGACTTGTTTAGTAAATAAGCTTATTATGGCAGTACAACCGGGAGGCTATCTAGATAGACCACAAGACGATAATACCATTAACGCACACCCTGCTTTTAAGCGAGGTAAAATTGCTGGTATTTTAGAAACATTAGCAATTTTTAAAGATGTTATTACAGGAGCTGATAATGGTTCCGGAACTATCAATTCTCCTGAGATTGAAAAAATTAGAAGATCTGTTTTTCTCTTAAGAGATGCTTTAGAACATGCATCAGATAAATCTACATATCTTTCTAAGCAGGCAAAAGAAGCACTTGATGAAGCAATTAAAGTAGCAAATACTCTAATTTATCAAAAAGGTTAGTGGATTATTACAAAATTTAATTTAATATATTATTATGGCAGATAAAAAACCAAAACCAAAAATTACGACCATTATCGATCATATTGGACGTACCGTTGTAGGGACTGTTTCTAAAGAAGATGCAAAAACAGTTACTTTATTTAACCCTGTAATTATTCACGTACAGCCAGATGCACAGTCAGGACAATTACAAGTTCAATCTTTCCCATATATCTTTATGGAGTTTCTAAAAGATAAAGAAAAAAATAATTGGACCTTTACTAAGAGTGCTATTAGTACTTCAGACGTTGATCTTGACGATAGGATTATTACTCAGTATGAAAATATTAATAATCCACAACCTCCTATTCAAGAGCAACCAGCTCAAGAAGAAGAGCCTGAAGTAATTAAGCTTTTTGACGATTAATTTAAAAAAATACATAATGTGTAATAAATATTTTTACTATGAAACTAACTAGATACACACATAATCCAATCGCAGAAATCGAAAAAGCCTTTGATGGTTTTTTTAATCTGACACCAGTCTTCCACCAGCTGGAAGAAGTATATAAAACCGGAGATCAAGTTCGTTTTTCGCAAGACGAAAATACATTAAGTGTACAAATTGATCTACCGGGAGTTATAAAAGAAGATCTAAATCTTTCTACAGATACAGATCAACGTGAAGTTTATATTAAAGCTAAACGCAAAATTAAAACTCACGACGGGGCAAAAGAACAGACTTATAATAGATCGTTCTCAGTAGGGAGAGAGTTTGACCTTAATAAGATTAAATTTTCTTACGTTAATGGAGTTCTCGAGGTAGATGTACCTCGAAGAAAAAAAGAAGAATACATTAAAACTTATAAGGTATAATAATTTATATGGGCCTAGCTAGCCCAACCCCGGGTGTGCCTGAATAAACATTTTAAGCAAGAGTGTTAAAGGGACTGTAACGTACATGGAGGGTCAACTGACTATTAAGTGTAAAAAAGCAGGGCACAAGTAGGTAAAAAGATGAAACTGCATCTTGCTCACTGAAAGTTGGAGGTTACCAGAAAATCCTCTCACCCACCTTTTAAAGCCCCGTAAGGGGCTTTTTTTATGCATAAATAATTATGTGAACTTAATAGTTATAGCAGATTTAACAACAAATGAAGGGCTATACTTTAGGTATTTAACAATGATGGCTGATGCTAATGTTGTAGTTGAAACAACTAAACCGTTAATTGATTACCATTATAAAAATCTTAAGAGTCAAGGTTTATATGACTTTGTTGATGATATGGTAACTCCAGAATGTGATGTTGAAGGTATACGTATTGATACACAGTTAAACTATCCCATGACAATACAAACTGATACAATAAAAGTTACTAATGTATTAGATCTTTTGGAACAAATTAAACAGTTGAAAAGTATATATAAGAAAATATAATCTTATATATGGATAAAGATATTACTAGTGCTTTAGACGCTATCGATAAAGTTAACCCTTTCGCTACTTACCTTGATAATAATACGTTAAGTCATGTCGGTGAGTGGATTGATACAGGGTCATATGTACTGAATGCTATCATTTCTGGTTCTATTAATGGCGGTATTCCTAAAGGAAGAGTAACTATGCTTGCTGGTGAATCTATGACTGGTAAGTCTTTATTTGTTCAAAAGATTCTAGCTAAAGCTCAAGAAGAAGGACTTATTCCAGTTATCTTTGATACTGAAAATGCTATCGATCCAGGTGGTGCGGAAAGACTAGGTTTAGATATTAGTAAAGTAAAATATGTTCCTTGTACTAGTATTGAACAAGCTAGGAACTCCCTTTATAAATTCCTTACTTCCGTTAAAGAAAAGGGACTTGAAGGTAAATTTATTGTAGCTATTGATTCTTTAGCTAACCTACAATCAGAGTTAGAGCTTAATCGTATGAATAAAGATAGTACTTCATCAGATATGGGTACAAAAGCTCGAGCTATGAAAACATTAATGCAAACTTGTACTAATTTAGGTTCTGTAACTCAAACTACCATCTTATGTACTAATCATGTTTATGATGATCCTACTGCTTTATTTCCTTCTATTGAAAAAAATATGCCAGGAGGTAAATCTTGTATTTATTTACCGTCAGTAACTGTACAACTTGCACGTAAGCCTATGAAGTCTGATGGCGGTAAAACTGTTGATGGTGAGTTAGCTGTAGGTCAGAAAAAATACTCCGGTATTATTATTAGAGCTCTCACACGTAAGAATAGATTTATTAAGCAATACTTAGAAGGGGAAATGTATTTATCTTTCTCTTCTGGATTAGATAGATATTATGGTTTAGTTGATCTGGCTGTAGGTGTAGGTGCTGTAATTCAAACTGGCGCAACTTATCAGCTTGAAGATGGTACTAAGTTAGGTTATTATAAAAATTGGAGAAAGGATACTAAGCTTTGGGAAGAAACTATCTTACCTAAAGTTGAAGAACGTATTGGTAAGGAATGGTCCTATAGCAATAACGAAGAAGATATCCCCGATGAACTTGAATTAGAAGATTTAATTAATGATGAAAAAATTAGTACTGACTCTTAGTGGTGGAATGGACTCATCTGTGCTGTTATATATGGCGCAAGATAGAGGGTATGATGAAATACATACATTGACCTTTGATTACGGTCAAAGACATAGACGTGAACTTAAATGCGTTGATAAGCAGATTACTAACTTTATAGAAAAATATAAGAATATTGAAGTAACTAATAAAGTTTTAGATGTAAACTATATTAAAGATATAGCTCCTACATCTTCTTTAACTAATACTGATATTGATAATCCTGATATTAGTAAAATAGCAGGAGATGCTCAACCTGTATCTTATGTACCGTTTAGAAACTTAATGTTTTTATCTATTTGTTCTGCTTATGCTGAAAGTGTAGATGCAGATACAGTATGGTATGGCGCTGCTCAAGTTGATTCGTTAGCAGGCTACTGGGATGGTAGTGAAGAGTTCGTAGATACGGTAAATAAAGTGACAGAACTTAATAGAGAAAATAGAGTTAAAATTGAAGCCCCTTTACTTGTTATGTCTAAAGCTGAAATTATTAAAGAGGGTGCTAGACTTGGTGTTAAATTTAAAGATACTTGGACTTGTTATTCAGATAGAAAAGATAAACTAGCAGATGCTACTACACCGTCGAGTAGTATGAGAGTAAAAGGATTTGTGGATGCTGGTTTAAAAGACCCTATCACTTATATCCAACAGGAAAAGTTGGATAAGCTATACGAAGAAAATAATTGTAAAAAATGCGCTTAAAGACCGTAGCGTCTAAGCTCTTCTAACTGCCAAGATGTCTTTGGCTTATATTTTTCCTTAAAGGATTGAGGTTTAATCTCCGTTTTCTTATTACGTTTGTCTGAAGCTGATTGCTCTGTAAGGTATGCAGATGTATCTGTCTTATGTGACTCAAGCATTGGTTGCATTACTATAGCTTCTTCTTCATCTTCACCGTTAAGTTGCTTCATTGCGTGCTTTTTCTTATCATCATCAATTAAAGCAGCTAAAACTTCTTCATAATCATCAGGTATATTTTCATCAGACTGTGGTCCAATATCAAAGTCATCAAACTCTTCTGCACCCTCATAATTACCTCTCATCTTAGCTAATACAGCACCAGCTACTCTTTCTCCAGCTGCTTTCGAGCCATACTTTTTACCAGCGCTTTTAGCTATTTTAGAAAAATTCTTTCCCGGTTTACCGATATCTTTTCCTGCCCTAGCTTTCTTAGCGCTAAGATCTTCTGCATCTTCTACTTCATTAATATTTTCTTCATACTCATTAGCAGGACCTTCTGGTTCTATAGGCGCGGGACCTTCTTCATAATCTTCATCTGGAGCCATTACAATAACAACACTATCACTAATTCTATCAACATCTCTTTTTAAAGCTGTTTCAATTTTATCAATACCATGTCTAGCAACAGCACTAGCGAGAGGGGTATTTGGATCAACTGAAAATTGAACTGTATCTCCGCTAATATCTACCCCATCTTCATTAGCATATTTTGAAACTATCTTACTAACATCGTCAGTTCGCTCTGCATCTCTAATTTTAATCTCAATAAATGTAGTTGGATCTTCTTTTGACATTTGCAAACTGTCAGCTAATTCCGATTCTGCAGCATCAAGTTGACCAACGGCATCTTCAACAGCATCACCCATATCTTCACCTGCTTTAATATCTTTAGCTAACTCTAAAGCAGCTTTTTGCGCTGCATATTTTTCTTCTTTACCTCTATCAGTTGTTGCTCTATTAATATAACGGGCAAGACCATCTGCAATTTCTTTAGCTATTTTATCTTTATTTTGCTCAATAACATCTTCTTTAGAATCTAGTAGAGCTAAAAGATTTTTCTTTTTTGCAGCAAACCCGGTTCCTTTTTTAGCTGCAGCTAATTCATCGTCACTTATGAGCTCTAAGTTATATAGTGCTGTTCTAATAAAGTTAATTGTATCTAATGGAGCAGAACTAAATCCTGCAGATCTTAAATCTTTAGTGACACCACCAAAAGATGGGTGGTATTTAGCATAAGGTGATTTCTTAGCTTCTGTAAGAAATTCTGCCCTCTGGAATAAATCATTAAAGCCACTAAAATTATCGGCGAAATCGAAGGAACTCATATAATATATTTATACCTATGAAGCTAAATTATAAGGATTTTAATAAGATGACAGATAAAGAATTGTGTAAATTACCCGGGGTGGGTAAAACTACAGTTAAACGTATTGTAGGCTTTAGACCTTTTAGAAACAATGACGATCTGTTTAAGGTAAAGGGTCTAGGTAAAAAGACACTTAAGAATCTAGGAATCGAAAAAACTAAAAAGAAAAAGAAAAAATGGTTTACTATTGATGGTGTCGATTACCCGGATTATAGTTTAGCTAAAGATAGTAAGTATGGTAATATTGATCTGTTTTGGAGAATACCGCAAGAACGTAGAAGGCCTGTAGCATCACCTAGTGCGCATGTATTAAGGCTAAGAAAAATTTGCGAGCGAATTAGAGATGAAGGACCCAACGGTCCATCTAGCCGCTATGTAGATAATTCTTATATGTGGAAACCTGGATTTAAGTTTGATTGGGAAGATTGATTACTTTACAAAATATATTAATATAAGATATGTGCGCTATTTTTGGATCGTTTGATAAAACGATGTTAGAAATTTTATATGAAGCAAATAAAGAACGTGGTAACTTTGCTAGTAGTGTTGTATGCTTATCAGACGATGATCAATTTATTGCTAAATATGAAGGTGATATAAATTTTGATAAATTTAATTATGCAGATAGAGATGACATACAATATGTTTTAGGTCATGTTCAAGCTCCTACATCTGCTAAAAGATCGTGGAATTATAATACTTCGCATCCTTTTGAATCTATGACGTGGTTAGTTAGTCATAACGGTGTATTAACTAACGATAAAAAATTAAGAAGAAAGCATCTTAAATATGTAGAAAATCCTGTTGATACTGCTGTAATCGTTGAACTTTTGGAAAAATTTTCTCAAACAAATAAGAAGCCTATTAAAGTTATAAAGCAAGTATTAGAAATGTTAGAAGGTTCTTTTGCTTTAAGTATTGTAAATTGTGAAACGAACGATGTATATATTGCAAGAGTAGGTTCTTTGTTACATTATAATAATAAAGGAAGTTATACAACAATGCCTGGAACAGATTATAGAATGCTTCCAGAAGGAGTTATTATGAAGTTAAATAAAAGAACTAAGCGATGGAATAAAGCTGGTATCTTTAAAACCAAATCACCGTTTATGTTTATATGAAAACGTTTATTTTTTCTGCTACAGCTGGTAAAAAAGAAGATTCAATGCTCTATAATACATGTAGAGATGAAGGTATTGATGTTTTTATAAAAGAGCATAATCAAGAATCTTTGCAAAAAACTTACAATAAAGCAATAGACTTTGCAATAAAAGAACGTGTTGATAATTTAGTTTTAGTTCACGACGATGTAATATTAGAAGCATATTCTGAAAAAAGGATAGAACGTAATTTTGAAAAATTTGATATCGTGGGGGTTGCTGGGTGTAATAAAGTTACACTTAAAAAACCTGTATTATGGCATTTGCTAGGCGGTGGTTTTGAAGGAGGTCATTTAGTTGGAGCCGTAGCTCATGGTACTGAAGGACAAAAGCATATGGGGGGATTTGGATTTTATCCTAATAGAGCTATTCTAATCGATGGTGTATTTTTAGTTATAAAAAGAAAAGTATTTGAAAAGATTCGTTTTGATGAAACATGCCCATCAAAGTGGCATTTTTACGATTTAGACTACTCTATGCAATGTCATAAAGCAGGATTTAAAGTAGGTGTTGGAGATTTTATTATAACGCATAAATCTCCCGGGCTTACTAATTTTACAGAAGAATTTCAAAAGGGCGAAGACTGGTTTCTTGATAAGTGGAAAACGCAATAAATTATTATACTATTAAATTGTGAGTAAATTAGACTTAGATTATTTCGAAAATATTCTTATTTATAAGTCTCTTACTGATAGTGGTTACTTAGCTTCTATTGCTGATTTTGTTAAACCTGAATACTTTAAAAATAAATCGATTGCAAGTATCTTTAATATTATAAAAGACTTTTCTGAAAAGAGAAATAAGTTACCTACTACTACTGAAATAAAATCGTATCTTGTTTCAGATGAGCAAAAAGAGTCTTTTAAGGAACTAGTTAAGTCATTTACTGATATTGATAACTCTTTAGATAAAGATGAGCTATATGATAATACTGAACAGTTCCTTAAAGAAAAAGCTGTTTATCATACTATGCTAAATGTAGCTGAAGATGTATCAAATGGTAAAGTAGATACATCAGTAGTATTAGATAAATTTGAAAAGTCTTGTAATATTAATCTTGTAACTGATCTTGGTTTAGATTTTTATGGTGACGTTGATAGACTTATTGATGATCTTAATTCTGTAGAAAGATATGTTCCTAGTAAATGGGAGTGGTTAGATAATTGTCTAGGGGGAGGCTTTTTAGAAGCTGGTAAAGCTTTATATGTTTTCGCTGGTGAAACTAATATTGGTAAATCTATTTTTCTTGGTAATATTGCTAGTAATATAGCTGAAGAAGGTAAAAATGTTTTGTTAGTTACCTTAGAGATGTCTGAATTACTTTATGCTAGACGTATATGTAGTAATGTTACTAAGATTCCAATGAAAGAACTAGCTCAAAACTCTGCTAGTATTAAACAAGGTATGCATAATCAAGGTGGTAAAATTTTTATTAAAGAGTTTCCTCCTGCTACTATTACAGCTAATCAACTTAAAGCGTTTATTAAGAAATTTGAAGAGCAAGGTATTAAACTCGATGCAATAGTATTAGATTATCTTAACCTAATGCATTCTACTGTTGGTAATAATTCTTATGAACGGATAAAGCATGTTACTGAGCAAGTACGAGCTATGAGTTATCTGTTTAACTGTCCTATTATTTCAGCTACGCAGTTAAATAGAGCTGGATTCGATACTGATAATCCTGACTTAGCAACTATCTCTGAGTCTATAGGTCTAGCAGCTACTGCTGATGCTATTGTTTCTATTTTTCAGAATGAAGAAGATAGAGGAATAGGAGTTATACGCTTAGGTATGATGAAAAATAGATATGGGCCGAGAGGTATAACTCAAGCAATGAGAATTGACTATTCTACTCTTACTATTGAACAAGCTGATGATGTTGAAATAGGCGAGGATATGGATGATACACTTAATATATTAGCAGGACTTGCACAATAAGGAACTCTTTGTAAATATATACAGTGAATATCCAAGTATGGACTGATACCGATTTACATGGCGCTGGGTCAGCGTTAGTGTTAAAGTGGTTATATAAAGATGCTGATACATTTAGTATAAATGATGTAACAGAATCAACCATTACTGGAAGATTTAAAGGATCATTACAAACACTAGATCATTATGATAGAGTTTTTATTGTTGATTTAGATTTAACGCCGGAACAAATTAAATTAGTTGATAGAAAAAATGTAGTTGTTGTAGATACTCATAAAAATCATATTAATAATAAACATCTATATAGTAAAGCAAAAGCTATACTAGAAAGTGGGCCAGAAAAAGGTTATAGATCAACTTTAGACCTAATTTATGATAAGTTTGGTGATCACTTATCACATTTAACCGATTCACAATTATTATTGATTGAGTACATTGGTACATATGACTGGTATAATACACAGTATAAAGAATCACTTAAACTAAATGCTATATATTATAATTTGAATTCTCCAAAAACAGAAAAATTTATTGATGCATTTTCTGAAGGATTTAGAGAATTTACTATACATGAAAAAAATGCTATAAAATTATATTTCAAAAAATTTAAAGATCAAATAGATAGTGCACAGGTCTTTACAGGTATGATAAAAGACTACACTATAGTAGCTACATTTGCTAATTATGCGATTAATGAGCTAGCACATTTTTTACTTAAAAAATATAATACTGATATTAGTATTATTGTAAATACTCAAGCAAAAACTGTTTCGTTTAGACGCTCCAAAAAAACTGATGTTGATGTTAGTATATTAGCTACAAAATTATGTAATGGAGGAGGCCACGCTGCAGCAGCAGGAGGTAAGTTAACTCAACAATTTGCAAACTTAACCAAAACATTCGCACCGTGCTAACAACTTCAAATATATCACCAAATCCCTCTAAAACTTTAATTAAAGATGAAACAGAGCATCTACTACTTTGCTTTTGTACGTTTTGTTCAATGCTAAAAGGTAAAAAATTATCTCTGCAAAATATTTTTATACTTGTATTACAAGAAGAAAGATTGAGAAATATACTAAAGGAACTATTAACAATAGAGACAAATTTTGATATAGTAAAGCTCTTTATTGACTTTGAACCAGCAATAACAAAGTCAAAATATATTACTAAGTTCCTTAATTCAAATTCAAATATACAGTTATAAAAAACTGTTGATATCCTCTCTATAGGTTATATAATTATGGCATGAGTACTTTTAATACTTCAATGTTTCAATCAATTAAAGACGCGTTAGCAAGCTCTGATAGTAAGGGTTCTGCTACATTTAACGAAATTATGCCTACTAAAGTAGGTAATACGTATACGGTAAGACTTTTACCTTATGCTAAAGACCCTAGTAAAACGTTTTTTCATTATTATAATCATGGATGGAATTCGTTTGCTACTGGGCAATATGTTCAGGCTTTAAGTCCTCAGACATTCGGTGAAAGAGATCCTATTGCTGAAGAGAGATTTAAAGTTCTTCGGACAGGTAGTGAAGAAGAAAAAGAAAAAATGACTGCTGTTCGTCGTTTAGAGAAATGGTTAGTTAATGTATACGTTATCGATGATCCGGTTAATCCTGATAATAACGGTAAAGTAAAAATTCTTCGATATGGTAAGCAGCTTCAAAAAATTATTACTGAGGCTATCGAAGGTGAAGATGCTGAAGAGTTCGGTCCGCGAATTTTTGATCTCGGTAATGAAGGAGTTAACTTTAAGATTAAAGTTGAGCAGCAAGGTGATTTTCCTACGTACGTTTCATCAAGATTTACTACTGCTGGTAAGATTGATATTTCTGATGATAAGCAGAAAGAAATCTATGAAGGCGCTTTTGATTTAACTGATGTATTTACGCAAAAGACGTATGACGAGCTTAAAGATATGCTTAATGAGCATTACTTCTGTAAAGCTGAAGAAAAAGCTCCTACTACTTCTGCTCCGGTTCCGGATAGTATTCCTACTCCCGTAGAGCCTGAGCCGGCTGTTGTTACTAACGATAGTGTAGAAGAAGATATTGATGACCTCTTAAAAGATCTGTAAAATGGAAGGAATGACTCCACAAGAAAAAGCTATTGTTATGCAGTTTATGGGTCAAACATATGGCCAACTACATCAACAAGATCAAAATATTATTGGTTCAGCTGGTAATTTAAAACCAAAGTCAGCAGAAATGAAGCAAGTGTTTGAGCAAACTGCACATTCTCCTACTATTCATCCTCAAAGACCACCGCAACCACCTCCACAACAACAAGCTCCACAAGCACCAGTGCAACAAATTACACCTGAACAAGCTGCTATGGAATTACAGCAAGCACCTCCAGAAGTAATAGAAGTTGAACCTCCTGTTGCACCAGCAGCAGTTGATAATCAAGGTGAGTTTGATTTCTCTGAGCCAACGGTAACAGATAAGTTGCTTGATCTATTAGAAGAGCAAAATTTGCTATTGAAAGAAATTAGCTTAAAATTAGATAATGGAAAAAAGACAACTAAAAGTCGCAAACAAAGCTGAATTTTTAAAGTTATTAGACGCTATTTCTAAGATAAACGATAGTGGAGTTATCCTAGATTTAAAAAAAGATAAGATTACTAGTTTAGTATCTAGCGTTGATAGTACTTTAATTCTTTGTTCTGAATATAAGACTAATCTTTATTCTTTTGAAAGTTCGTTAAATATACCTGACGTAAAAAAATTACGTAATGTACTAGATACGATTGAGGATACTGATATATCTCTAGATATTAATTCGAATAATTTAGAGTATAAAGGTAGTAGTGTTAAGTTTAAATATCATTTATTTGAAGAGGGCTTTATAACTAGACCTAATATTAATCTTGAAAAAATAAATGCGTTTAAGTATGATGTTGAGTTTAAGCTCAATAAAAATACGTTGCAGAGATTATTTAAAGGTAGTACTTTTGCATCTGAAACTAATAAAATATATTTTTATACTGAAGGCGATAACTTAATGGCAGAACTTACTGATAGATCTAGACATAATACTGATAACTTTACTCTAAGTTTAGGTAAAACTGATATTAACCTTAAACCTACTCCAGTAAATTTAGATAATATTAGATTACTTTCTATTATAAATGATGAATTTAATGTTAAGGTAAATACTGAATTTGGTGTTGTTATATTTGATATTGAAGATAAAGATATTAAATTAAAATATATTATATCAGCTTTAACTCAATGATAATGCATCACAAGAAAAATAAACTTAAAACTGCAGGCTACTTTATTAAAAGATTAAAGGACAATGATTTTGTTACTTTACGAATATTTGATAAGTATAGTAAATCTGATCCTCGTAAATGGACTGTACTAGTTGATCCTACTGGTGCTTCAGTATACATTACCTGCTTTGAGAATACTCCTTTTAAAGGTGAATATTTATTTAGCTTTAATGATGGTAATCAATTGTTTAACAATAATTTTAGTTTAAAAACAGATTCTATTGAAGTTGTTGTTAGTAAGTTATTAAAATCAGGAGTTCGGCAAAAGGATAAGAATGATTTTTTGAATAAATAATAGCATGAGCAACGAACCAGAGGAAGATTCCGAAGATTTTGATAACGATGAGGAATTAAGAGAGATGGTCGAAAGAGCTCTTAAGCAAAGTATTGTTGAAAAGAAAACATTTAAAAGAAGACAGGATTTAGCTCATAGGCTATGTAATATTATTAGTGAATATTTAGATTGTTATATTATACTTGGATACGATTTTGAAGGTAGACATGTTGATATAAAAGCATCAAAAACACCACAACAAACTGAAGCACTTAATTCCTTTTTACTAAAATATTTTGCATCAGAAATGCACCATTTAAAAGGACACGGATTTGGTCCAGATGAAATATCGTAAAAGAGATATATACGCTGTACAGACAGGCGATTATGTAGGTAAAATGTTTGCAATAGTTGATCTTAAACAAGATACTATTGGTTGTCTTATTTTACCACAAATGGAAAATATAGATGTACCTAAAGAATCATTTGATATCGGAAGGAACAATGATATAATTAAGTTTGTAGAGAAGCTTCCTAGAAACGTTTATTCAGTTATTGAGGCTCAATATAAGAAAAATGAAAACACTGATCATAGACGGCAACAATTTAATACACCGAACGTATCATACAGCGAAAGTACAGTCAAAGAAGACCAAGACTCACTCAGATTACCAAGTAAGTAATTTTCATATATACTTTACGCTTAATGCTGTTAGCTCCTACGTGAAGCAGTTTCTTCCCGATACTACAGTATTTGTGTGGGACGAAAAACAAGATTATAAACCTAATATTCGTAAAAGTATTCTAACTGAATATAAAGGTAATAGATCTAAAGATTCATCACCTCATCAAAATAATGAAATAATTAAATCTATTTTATATTCAATGGGAATTAATTCTATTTTTCCACGTGAACTTGAAGCAGATGATATTGTTGCTTATATATGTAATGAACATGATGGATCAAAAGTTATAGTTTCTGTAGATAAGGACTTTCTTCAATTAGTTAATTCTGAGTGCACTTTATATGATCCTATTCGTAAGAAATTTTTTGAAGAAAGTAATTTTGAAGAGCAAACAGGATTTAAAAATGTTGATGAGTGGTTTATTGCTAAATGCTTAACAGGTGATAAATCAGATAATATTGCTGGTATACCTAAATTTGGTAAGGTTAAAGTAGAAAAATATCTAAAAGGTGAAATTGAATTAACTGAAGATGAAAACCAGATTTATGAATCTAATAAACATATCTTTAGATTAAATCTATACGAAGATTATAGAAATGAAAAAGAATATTATAGAGATCAACTAGCAATTCAAGTTAATCCTTCTTATAAAGTATTTTTAGAGTATTGTGAAGAGTATTCCTTTAAGAGGATTCTAGATAATAAAGAAAGCTGGCATAGTTTGTTTTTTATGAAAAGCCTTTATAATAAACTAAATGATATCGCTTCCTGAGGATTTTGTTATACTTAAATTTTTTGAATTAGGCTTTTATCCTAAGTATAATAAATTTAATAACGTATATCAATGTAGTTGTCCTATTTGTAGAGAAGGTAAATCGTTAGGTAAAAAAAGAAGATGCTATTATATTCCTAAAAATGAAAATATATTCTGTCATAACTGCGGTTGGTCGGGTAAGCCTTTACGGTGGATAAAAGAAGTATCAAGTTGTACAGATACAGATATAATTAATGAACTAAAAGAATATGTACCTGATGCAAAAGATCTGTCAGCAAATGGAGAAAAAATTAGAGAGACTTTTCAAGTCGAAACCTTACCTAAAGATAGCATTAATCTGTCTGATGAGTTTCAGCTTAACTATTATAGTAGCAACTCTGTTATTACGGCTGCTAGATATTTGGTTAAGGAACGTAGATTAGATACTGCAGTAAATAAACCAGATAACTTATATGTATCATTAACTGATAGGGTACATAAAAATAGATTAGTTATACCTTTTATTAATGAGAATAAGGAGATAGAGTTTTATCAAACTCGTACTGTCTTAAATAAAGATAATAAAACTAAACCTAAGTACTTAGGTAAAGTACAAGCAGAAAAAACTCTGTTTAATATTGATAGAGTATCGAGCGATCATGATAAAGTTTATATTTTTGAAGGACCTTTGAATGCCTTCTTTACTAAAAACTCTATAGCTGTAGCTGGTATTACTGAACGAGGTAGATCATTTACTCAAAGACAAGAGCAGCAGCTGAACTCTTTAAAATGGTATGATAAGGTGTGGATACTTGATTCTCAGTGGGTTGATCAGGCTTCCTTAGTAAAATCAGAGGTTTTGCTTAAACAAAATGAACGTGTATTTATATGGCCTGAAAAGTTTGGAAAACGTTTTAAAGATTTTAACGATATAGCAATGGCTTGTAAAATAGATGAAATTAAGTGGGATTTTATAGAAAAAAATACCTTCGATAGTCTCGAAGGTATTGTTAAATTATCTCAAATTAAAAAATATAGAAATCAGACGTATTTAAATTGAGAATTAGAAGTTTGCGCTAAGTAGCCTTTAAACGACTCTGTAACACCGGCTAACTCAGTTGCAACTCTCGCAATTTTACGTTGCTCAGAGGCTTTCATTCTATCAAAAATAGTATCAGGTTCAGCATTAGCTAGTTGTTGTTGAATAGAAGTAGGTTCTTCACCATTTAAGTAATCTAAAAATCCTTCCATTGCTTTAATCCAACTTCTAAGATCTTCCTTCATAGCTTCATTACGCTCATTTACTGCTGCAGCAGCTTTAATAGCTGGATCTTCCTTTACTGTAACTTCATCAACATCTACATCTACATCAAAATCACCCGCATCTGTTGTTTCATCTAATTCCGCTTCAAAAGCTTCTCTTTCTTCTGATTGCTCTAAAAGGGATTTTAAAAAACGTCTTTCAAATTTGGTCATAAAATTATTTAGTCTCTAGCATAAATAATTACATGGATGGACCAGAATTTCCTTATAGCGTAGGGCCAGAACGCAACCCTATAAATTTTCATATGAATGCAGCAGATCAACTTTCTATGTATAAGGATAATGAAAAGCATCAGAAAGCACCTCCTATTTTACCTTATCATTTACAACAAATGACGCAGCTTTTAGGTGACACGTTTACAAATTTAGTAGAAATAAGAAATATGTTAACAACAGCCAAAGGTAGTGAAAATGTATCAAGTGGAGCTGTTGATGCAATAAATAGTAAAATTGATCAAATTAACGAACTTATACTTGATATTCCCGAAGACTTGGCTAAAATAGCTATATGACTATCTTAAGGTCTTTAGTTATTACTTTAATTGTATCTGTTGCTCTGGGCTTTGGATTACGTAATATAATTGGTTTTTGGGAAACTGTAGTTCTTGCTTTTGTTTGTCAGTTTTTAGTCTCTTTTATTGTTTCATCTTTTAAAATTAATAAAGTTGATACACTTACAGGAGAATTTGAAAATGAAATACAGCAATTGCTTGATCTTAGTGAAGCTGCAATAGTATGTCCTTGTAATAATTATACTTTTCAAGAAAATATTTTTGTTAATATGGAAAATACGTATACTTGCGAGAAATGCAATAATACATATAGAGTAGATATTAATTTAGTACCAACTCTTCTTACAGAAACAGTTGATGTTAATAAAGCATTTTCCGAACTTACCAAAGAGGTAAAAGATATAGAGATAACATCTGATTACAAGCCAGGAACGGAACTATAATATAATTATATTATGAATAAACATGAATTTAAACTAAAAGACGGTTCGACTAAAACTATGGATTTTGACGAACTAGTTCGCTGGGCATGCTTAATTGAAGCTCTAGAAGTAGTAGGAGGAAAAGAGGATATCGATATTGAAAGTAATAATTGGATTAAGCCGCTAGCTTTTCAAAAATATATTGATGAGAGATTTCATTCTATGAAGCATGATCTTAAAGTAGAAGCTACTTTAGGTAATCTATAGATCAAGTTCTTTCTTTACTGCTTCAATATGTTCTTTTGATACAATATTTTTAAATCTAGCTATGATTTCATTTGTATCTTTTCCAATTTCTTGGAATCCAATCATATAGTTACGGAATCTATCTTCTTTTGTTGGGCGGTAAGGTGCACCAGCAGGTCGACCAAAACGATGTAACCATCTTAAAAACGGTAAACAGACAACTTTACGACCTGCTAATCTATACTTTTCATGTATATACCCTTCTTCGCCACCAAAGCCTCTAAACTTTTTATTAAATCCTAACCAGCTATCTTTTCTACACGTAAAGACACCTAATCCCTGTGCTGGTATTTCGAAAGGTTTATTATCAGGATTTGTACCTCTTTTATCCGTATCCCACATTCCCCACATATCACTACCCCATTTATCTAAATTAAAATGAGTACTTACATTTACCATATCATCATATAGTAACGGACCTTGTAGTAAATTTCTATGATCTTTTTTACTATCATAAAAGTCTAAAAGCTTTTTTAAGCAACCTGGATCTAATAGTACGTGGCAATCCATTACTAAAACATATTCTGTATTAGCTAGACCAAATATTTTATCTCTTAAAGATGTTGCGGAAAAACCATCAAATTCAACATATGTTACAGGCTCTTTAATCCATTCTACAAATTTATGTACCTCGCGTCCTTGTAAAGATTTAGGATTATTATTAATAATAACAAATTCTAATCTATCTAATATTTCTTTATGATGTAGCCTTAAAGATTGAATTGTAAAATATAGACCTTCGTAATCATCATAAACACAAGTTCCAATAGTTAGCTTTCCCACAATAATACTTACTAAAACTGTAAATTATTGCAATCTGGATCCTCTGGACATATTGTTGTAGTAGTTACTTGTACAATAGGCGCCGGAGTAGTAGTTGTCGTTGTAGTAGTAGTAGTGGTTGTAGTTGTTACAACGTCTATTAGAAACGGTCTTGCTAGCGGTAAAATGGGAGCTGGGTATATAAATGTAGGCGGCTCTGGCGGCTCTGGTGGTTCTGGAGGCTCAGGCGGTTCGGGTGGTAAGACTATTATAGGCTCTCGTGGATCTGGTGGATCGCCCCCGCTGGGAGGAACTATAAACGGTGGAATAGTTGTGCATGGTGGCGGAGGTGTAGTATACGGCGGCGGTGTAGTATATGGTGGAGTAGTATAAGGCGGGGTCGTATAAGGCGGGGTCGTATACGGTGGTGTTGTATACGGAGGTGTCGTTATAGGAGGTGGTTGTGTTGTTGGATCTTCATATATAGTATAATCTAGATTAGGATCCGGACTTCCTCCAGAACCTAATGGTCCTTGTATAATTGTTGGAAAATCAATAACTCCACTGTCGAGAAGATCTTCTTCATCAGTATCACCAGCGGTAGGATCATAACATTCTCCATCTGACCCTCTTATAAAACCATCTGGACATTTATCTACACATACACCATTAACTCTCTCCATACCCGATGGACATGGTGGTGGTGTTGTATCTTGTACTGGTGGAGTTGTATCTTGTACTGGTGGAGTTGTATCTTGCGCTGGCGGTGTTGTATCAACTCCTTCTGGGGCTTCGTGAGTATAGCCTAATCTTCGAAATGTTTCATGTTCTTCATATGTTTCTGCAAAAAAAGCATTACCACCCTCATCATACATAAAGTGCGGAGTAAATACATCTGCTGATGGAAAAGGGTTATTAGGATCAAGATTATCTTCTATATATTTTTCTAAAGTTTCAATATCTTGTCTTGCCCATCTTTCTTTTTGACCAATTGGATCATTTTGAAAGGTTACATTATCAAGTCGTATACGCGCTTCATCTAAAAGTCTATTAACTTCTAAGAGAGATAGCCGTGTTATTCTAGCTTGTAACTGCTCTTGTCTAAGAGCATCTCTTCTTTCTTGTGCTAATCTTATTCGTTCTTCATTTTGTTCTAGCCGCGCTCTTCTTTCTTCTTCTGCAGCTTCTTGTTCTAATCTTCTTCGCTCTGCTTCTTCAGCTAATCCTCGTGCTCGAGCTTCTGCTTCACGTATTGCATCATTAGTACGTCGTTCTTGGGCTTCAAGCCTATCTATTGCAGCGTCTCGTATAACTCTTTGTATCTCTTCTATACTTGTAGCTCCATTAATTAAATCAACATATACCTGTCTTTCATAATATGGAAGTATATCATTACCTAATACATCTATAGCACTAATTTTAGCATTTCTTAGTTCTTCTCTTTTTCTTATTTCTTCTTGCGAAGGTCCAGGAGGCGTTGTATCCTCAGCCGGAGGAGTTGTATCAATTCCAATATCTATGTCACTAAAATTTGTATCTGTATAATCTTGCCCGTCACTAGGAGGCGGCGTTGTATCAACCCCATCACTTGCTGCTGACCTTGTATCATCAATTATCAAAGGTCTTGGAGATGTGCTAGTAGTAACCGTAACTACCGGTTGAGATGGTTGTAATGGAGTTGTAGTTCGTCTAGGTTCTGTACCACTTCTATCTGAATATATATCACCACGTGCCACCATTGTTGGCGGCGGTGTTGTATCGACACCAGCACTAGCGGGTGGTGTTGTATCGACACTTCCAGCAGGATTATAAGCTGGGTTAGGTATATTTATTGTTTGTGATTTTACAAATGGTCGCGGTATACCTTTTACTTCTACAATTTGTTGAAGCGAAACAGTAACATCCATACTACCGTCTTTTGCGACTTCATCAGCAACAAAAGGTAAATTAAATGCATTAATATTAAGGATTTTAGTGCTTTTACCACCACGAGTTGTAACACCGTCTTCAAGCTCAGTCTTGCTATTAAAGTCTTCAATAAAAAATTCAATATCACCATCAACAGGTTGACTTAACGTAATGTAATCGACAGTAACAACACCAGCTGTATTATCAAAAGAACCTTGTACACCTCCCGTACCTATTTGTGGATATGACTTTACTGTTACAAAAATATCTTCTATTTGTACATCTGGATTACCTAAATTTATAGCAGCTGGTTCGGGAGTACCAGAAGACAAATCCATTGGATCTGGCGTCGTATCAAAAGGGTCTGGTCCTGGTGTTGTTTCCATTATGCAGTAATGTTAGTAACAGTTGTAAATGGTAGATTTGGTACTGTACTTAACGATGGGGTACGTATAGTTTCAGTAAGTACGTTACTACCTTCATATCCTTCAACATGTAGATTTCTTAAGAAAAAGTCTTTTGCACTTAATGAATATCCCCCTGCAGCTGCTGGCGTAGTTGAAGAAATAGGAGTAGAAAAAGCAAAACCAACATAAACATTTTCTATGTTTGATAAAGTTCTATATCTAGAACCTAAATTGATTGCTGTAAGTAAACTGTATGCTGTAGTATTACTTTCACGAAAATCAATAAATAACGTTTGACCTAGGTTAACGTATCTAAATCTTAAGGTTCTATACGAATCTGTAGATATAGTATTAAATGTAGTTGAAACAGCAGAAAGATGATTGTAAGCAAGTACATTATGTAAGAAATCTCGAACTACCATTGACTCTCTTAATACTTGATGTGGTTTAACCCCAGGTCGTGAATCTCTTCCAGTTAGTGCATATTTACCTGTAGAGTCAAATGCTACTTTAACTAACATACCACTAAGTACAGCGCCTTCAAGTAAAATTGTAGAACTGTCTTGGGTTTTTAACACTTTTGCATCTTCTGTTAATAATGCACTTGCTGATAGTACAAATTCTGGATCTTGATCACCAAGATATTGCCCAGGTAAGCAAGATAACGGTTTGGGTAAATTTGTTAAAAAAGTTGAAAACCCTAATTGGTAATTATCAAATTTTGCTGTTGATCCAAAACTTGTACTTGGTAATTTATACTGAAAAGACCAAGTTATATCGTAATTTGAATTAAAGGATTTACCAATTTCCACGAGAGTATAATATCTAGCTTCCGCGGGTAATGATATATCTGTTGGAAATCCTGCTAATGCTGCCATATATATATTTAATTACTCATTCCTTTATAAAAGTACAGGTTAGAGAATTTGTTTTCTTAATACGAGTTTTAAATACTAAGATAAAACCTAGTTTTGATAACTCTAAATGTACTGTTTTAAAGTGCTCATATGGTACATTGAATAAAATACTTTCAAATTCGCTATCGTAGATAACGTAATCAGAAAATTCTTCACAGAGTGCATTAGCTCTGCAAACACTTGTATTCATACAAGTATTTATTCATCATCAAAGACTTGAAGAATTTTATCTATCTTTTCAATTAAAATACTCGCGTCAGCATGCAATTGACTTTCACTATATTTAAAGCTAGTATTATTAGATAAAATTTCTTTTAGAGTTACAAAATCTTCAAAATTAAGACCCTCAACTATAACTTCTTCCATATTGTAGTTATATTCTCTATGCTATAAAGCAACTAGTTCCATTCAAACACAACAACACCGGTAGAAACTGGAGCACTTGCAGGTCTGTGAGCATGGGATCCACCACCACCACCATAAGCAGGTGAGTGTCCGTAAAATCCAGCTCCTCCAACATCTTCTTCGTCACCACCATCGTCTGTATCAATAAATCCAACTCCACCTAAAATCTTTAATGTTTCTGTTGGTAGATAAACACTTTCAGCAATTGTTGGAGATGCAGCACCTATAGAACCAAACGCACCACCAGGTGCAGTAACTATCGGATCGTTACCATCTGCAGTGGGTTCAAATATTTGACTTGATTGACCACTAGTATTACCAACAGGAGCTGCAGCAACAACAACAGGAAATTCTGTTCCTGGAGGTGCAGATAGATAACCGATTGCTGTAGATCCAGCATTACCACTTTGATTTCTACCCGGAGATCCAGACCCCGTTACGTAAAACTTAACATAAGATATTCCTCCAGGCATTTTAAATGTATGCGTTATACCAGGCGTATCAAAAATCTGCATACCAGGCTGCGGCTTAGTTATTTTTATTGCACCGCTAAGAGGGTTAAATGCAGCATCAGTTGTATTTACAGTTACATTAGATGGTGATGTAATAGTAGCAGATAAATTCTTACCTACTGTTAAAGTTGGATTAGTTACACCACCGAATGCTTTAATAATAAAATTCATTCCAACTGCTGAGAGTGTAGTTTTTTGTGCTGATAAGCCTACACCACGAGCAGGAAATTGTGCGCCTAAGCTGCTAGATGTTGAATCAAAGCCATGAATAAACGTTGAACTTAAGTTTGGAACATTAAATGTATTATTAGTAAAGTTACGGCCAAATTGACCACCAATAGCAGTAAGAAGTTCTGAATATGTTACTGCATCAACAGCTTGACCGTTACAATTAAGCCAACCAAATGGCGCGCCTGATAAAGGACCAGCAAATGGTTGAATAGAACCAACAGGAATTAAAGCAGCTGTTGTTGGCGCAACAGCCGAAAATACTACTTTTGGAACTTGCCAAGCTAATTTTGCCTTCCCTGCATCATCGTTTGTACTATAACCTAAAAATGTTTCAGGTTGTGGACTAGTAACAGGAAAAGTATAATCAACAGTATTAATTTTTAATTTAGCTGGTAATGTTAAGTAATCAGTTAATCCAGTGGATCTTTGAGTAATATTATCTACACTAATAGTAGAGCTTAATGCTATTTTTTCGGAACCATCTATAGTTAAAGAACTGCCAATAGCATTTAGAGAAAAATTACCTGCAGATAATGTTCCAACAGATATTCTATTATTAGCATCTATTGTAATTGATGTATTAAAAGCACTTAAAAATGTTGCAACTGTTACCCAATCTGCTGCTACACTACCGGTTCCTTTAGTTAGAATTTTAAAACAACGATTATCAGTATCATAGGCAAAATCACCACTTGCAGCAGGAGCTAAGCTAGTTAAATCTGCTGCATTTCCTGCCCACTTATTACCAACTATAATACCCCCTTTGGTTACACCGTCACCAATGTATAATCTTTTATTATCAGTTGAATAACCTAATTCACCTGTTTCTAGAGTAATTTGTTTTCTATCAAAATCAGAACCCCTTCTAACTAGAAGTTTTAATAAAGTGTTTTCTAAAATTTGTATGGCCATGTGTTTTTAATATTTAGTAGCTATAAACCGGTATTGCAAATCTATCATACGTTTCATTACTATCACTATTGCGTACATTACCAGATAATGCCATAGTAATAAATCCTGCAGAACTTAAACTAAGCACTTGACCACCCGAGTCAAGTCCATTACATATTTGTTGAGTATATTTACCACCAAAATTACGCTCAACTTGATTTGGTGCTCCATTAAAAATATTTAAAACTGGATCTTCAGCAAACTTAATAATAAAGTTAACACCAAAAGCACTTAAGGTTGATGGTCCCCCAGCTCCTGTTTTTGGACCTGATAAATGCGATTTTGTAGCACTTAAAAATAGTGTCTTTGTACTACCAGTAATCGCGCCTTCCGAACCATATAAAAGTACATCACCCCCAGTTAAGTTTGGAACTCTAAAATTAGTCATACCGGTTCCACCATACACGGTACCTATTTTATCAAATAATTCTCTGTATTGTGTATCAGTACTAGCATTATATGCTGCTCCATTACATAAAACATATCCAGCTGGAGGTGTTGTAAATGCTTGCGCATGCGGTAAAATTGAACCAATAGGTACACCGTCGCCTGCCCCAGCACCAGATAAACCAGTTGCTGTTACTACATCAAATATAGAACTTTTTATTTCTGTAACTAACCCTTTTTGAACATTAACAAAAGGCATTTCTTGAAATGCTGAAGTACTACCATTTAATGTAACTACACCGTTGTCATTTATTAATAAATCACCATCTACAGATTGTAAAGAAGCTTGAAGTCTATTTGTTGCTGTATTTATTGTTAAACCACCACCAAGTTTACCGTCTGTTGTTGAAGTACCATCACCTGGACCAGCCCAAGTAGATAATGGCACAGTTATTGAACCCACTCCTTTTAACTCTAATTTATTATTTGCATCAAATTTAAATTGATCTTCATTAACGCTAAGAGCTAATTCTTCACCATTACCACCTTTTAACCCACTCGCAGATGGAAACAAAGCTTTTATTTCCCGATTTGTTATAGAATTTTGTTTTAATGTTAGTCGACCTTTTGTACCAGGTGAGCTAGATAATTCTATATAATCAGCATTATAGGCTACATTTGCTTCTCCAGCTACTGTATTAGATGATAGTAATCCTTCTCCAAAAAATGTTGTACCTAAATTCTGTGCATCTAAACTTTGTCTTTTAACAGTAAATTTATTATTAGAATCAAATTCAATTGTTGTATCATCAGGTACTGTACCAATATATGCCCACCCAGACAACGCATTTGTATATGCTTTACCAGTAGAACTAGCTCCAGTTAATATAAACAATCTACTATCTGCATATCCAATATCACCTATTTGTAAAAACGGTGACTCACTTACAGCTGGTCCTAAGCTTTCTACAGCAGCAAAAGGTCCAACTGCTTTTATTCCTGCTACTGTACCGCCAAATGTTGAACCATCACCAACAAATAATCTTTTTGAATCTAGAGTATAACCAACTTCACCTTGATCTAATACAATATCTTGCCGTTGACCATCAGTGCCCCTTCTAACTTTTAATTTTACTATAGTAATATTTGCCATGATTTTTTTATGCTATTCTTTTCCATACATACGCTCCATAAGACGGAGGTATGTTATTATGTGATTTTCCCTCACCGACTGCGGTTGTTTGTCTTATACTAGAGGATCCTTCATTAAAATTAATTTGTTGGTTATTTCTTGATAACGTACTTACAGGGTTAGCCTCATTAGCAAATTGACCCGCTTGTGCAACACCTACATCTACTGCGCCTCGTTCCAAGCAAAAATTATATGCGTTAAATTCCCATTCCCTACCATCTCCTAATGGTGCTTTACTAGCGACAAAACGCGTTTCACCATTCCATAATCCAACTACTTCTTTAAATTGAAATTGTGTATTTTCTAAATAAAATGCTCTCAATGTAGCACTATAAGCTGCTGCAGACCCTAATTGGAAATTAAGATCAAGTGATCTTCTCATAATATCTTGAGGGTCATTATTATTTGCTGTTCTATTACCAAACGAATTTAACCAGTTCCATCCACTAGCAGCTCCTAAAGCATTTCTTGAACGTTGTTGTTCAGTAAATGATTGTGTAGAGTTAACTAAACCAACACCAGTAGCAAAAAAAGGTTGACCATTACCAACAGATGTACCAGTAGATACAAAAACGTCATTTGAGCCTACATTTGTAGTGTGGGTATGTGCTGGCATATTTACAATACCAAGCTCTGTTAAATATTCACCTGCTAAATTACCTGATTCTGGATAATTAGGTGCATCTTCATCACAAAATTTTCGAAAATCATTATTTTTATCTGTATGTCCTCCAACACCCACTAAAAATCTACCTTCAGCAACTATTTCCCATACAGTTCCAGCTATTCTAGTTTGAGGATTAATATTATCAAATGTTAACTGGATACAACCTACAGGAAAGAAAGCATCTAACCAATCTGTTGGTTCTGCTAATGGACCTTCAGGATATATGTAATTATTAATTACAACGCGATTACCACTTAAAGCTAAACCGGTAGAGTTACCTACACCATCGTAAACTTTATTCAAAGTATTTCCTAACTCTGCTCCGCTTAAATGGAGTAAAGAAGTATAAAAATCAGATATAAATTGATTTGTTAAACTCTCTGGCATATTACTATTATTTATGTCACAATTTGAAAATACTATCTAAATCATGTGCGCATTACATTTACATTTCCTTCAACATTACCATATATTAATCCGTTCATTATCGTAACTTTACCAGCTGTAGCTTTTATAGAAAGACCACCAGCTCCAGGTTTTCTTGGATTACTTACACCATACGCTTGACCGCCCGGTGCGCCCCAGCCTCCACCTCCTGCACTAACTTCTTCTGCCCAACGATCATTATGAAGATCAAACTTTTTGGATCTACCACCAACATAACGCTCTGGAGCTAGTTCATATACACCAGGAAGATTAGTACTACCGCCTCTTACGAGAGCGGATCTATGATTAAATCCATCCCAACCAGTTGGTGAAAGATAAGAAAATCCATTGTAGTCTAAAAAGGTAGTTACACGCTGTGATGTATGTGAACCTCTCCCCGGCTTATTTACACCAGCTGTAATGAAAGGTATACCCCTTAAACCACCCACCCCATCCGCATGCCAGTGTGGACCAATAGCACGATTTGGTCCAGACCCAAATCCATTTCTGTTAGTTAAAGTGTAACCTGAGTTCCAACCAACAAATGGCTGACTACTATTATATGCTGTTATATACGTTTCAATTATTCTAGGTCTAGATCTACCCGGTCTCGGTATAGTTTCAACATTTACTGAACCGTTATTTGCCGGCGCAATATTATTCCACTCTGGTCCTGTAGTTCTTAAATTACCGTCTGCATCTATAGCTCCAAAAGGTTCACCTGGCATGCCTCCCGTACCACCACCAAAAGCAGTAGATGTTAATATACGACCTCCACCACCACCTGATCCTTGATCATCAATACCGTTTCTACTTCTTCCATGCGCACCGCTTCCTCCAGCTTCACCACCAACTCCTGGTAATAAAGGAAATAGTGGACCCCAGCCAATAGTTACTACATCACCAGCAGCTTTAAATAATTGTAATGAGTACGAACTAGTAAATTTATTATACCATCGGCCATGTCCACCTAACTGTCCAGGCTCACCCCCAGCTCCACCAGCTGCAGTAGCTCTCCATATATCGTTGCGACCTCTTCCACTACCAACCATAGTGCCTCTTTGTAAACTCACATCTACTATACTTCCATCTCCATCACCAAAATTATATTCTGGAAATTGAAAAATTGACGCTGTACCGCCCCAACCACCACCAGCGCCACCACCTCCTCCTGATTCGCCTTCTTTTGAAGCAGAACCACCACCACCACCGCCACCGATAGCACCGTTAGTATTATCGATAATAATTTCAGTATTCCCTATAACATGTATAGCATCACCCCCGTCTTGTCCATCAGCATAAAATGAACCACCGTTACCACCTCTGCCCATAATAAATCCGTTATTTATTAGCGTTAAACCTCCAGGAAATTGATCAATTAGCATACCCGGTACTTTAACGTTATCTGGATCATCAGAATATATATAAACACCCTCATCTATAATAATCCTACACGGTGATTGCCCATCCCATCCATTATCAATAGCCCATGCATTTAAATTAAAAATATTATCTTTAGTAGACTTTTGATTTGTTGTTATGATAAGTTCTAAAGGTAAGTCAGCACGAGGTCGTTCTACAGGAGGAATATTACCAACAAAATCTAAAGGAACGCGCCTCCAGAAATATACTGGAAAGCTAGGTGGTATATTATTATGACCTACATATTGACCTGTTGTTGTTGATTGTACAATCCTTGAACCCGGAACTAATCCATAGTATAAATTTTCACCAAATTCAGCTTGCTCTGGCAATGCATTTAATTCTATTAATCTATTTACCGAACTTAAAGCTTTTTGAGCTTCTTCAACACCAAGAACACCTATAATAAAATCTCGAGCTTTAATTAGATCTGCATCAGAAAAACGACCTGGGTGTACTCTACTTTGTGTACGTGGGTCAAATATAGCTTGAGTAATAAAATATTCTGTATCTTGAAACACCCATCTAACACCCACCGGCCTTGGACTATTACCAATAAACTTCCCAGAAACATTAAGTATTCCGCCCCACCCAGGACCGCCTGCTGATGGTTGAGCCCACCCTCTCAAGCTTTGACTTCCGTATTTTGGATCAAAATCAGCATCTGTATATACTTTTCCAGCATTGTGATTTTCCCTAATTATATGATCACGATAATTAAGTATATCTTTATATCTAGTATTATTTTGAAATGCAACAATTGCATCACTATCTAAATAACGCGCATCATCACCTATTAATTGTTGCGGGTTAATACTATCACCAAAATAAAATATAAAACCTACATTAGTACCTTCACCTTCTTTTCCTTCAGGTACTATTTCTGTTCTAGTATCTGTACTATGTGTATGGTTAGGTAAATCTTCTAACTTTATACCAGCTCTATATTCTCCTGCTAAATCCCCATTTTTTAAATTTTCTGGATCTTTTTGTTTTATGCCTCCAGGTGTAAACGTAAATGTATCTTCATTTTTATCTGTATGAGTTCCTGCGCCTACTGCAAATAACCCTTCAGATTGTAAAATCCATTTCGTTCCCTTTATTCTCTTTTCTGGATTCTCAAAATTTGTTGTCATTATTATGACGTTTATAGGAAAAAAAGCATCTAACCATTCTGTTTGATATGAGAAACCAACTGGTTCAGCATAATTATTAATTACAAATCTATCATCTACTGAACTTAAAGATATACCAGTAACGTTACCCGCACCATCATACACTTTTGCAATTTTTGCTTCACCACCTATACTACGCTGATCCGAAGAACTAATATCACCACCACTTACATGTAGTAATGATGTATATTGATCTGATATACGTTGCTGTGTAAGACTCTCAGGCATTATTTATATTTATCCTAGTAACCAGTAGAACCACTACTAGGTCGGAAGTTCTGCGGACTCTGTGGAGGCGGCGGGGGAGGTGTCGTATTACTTGACCCTGTACTAGCAGGATTTAACTCACTAAAATCAACCTCACCTATAACAATTTCACCAGCAAAGTCATCTTCTGGTTCTTCTTCTAATACTACAGATTTATCTACTATACTATTTAAAACTTGTTGCTGAAGTTCAAAAAGTTCATTTATTACACGAGAAATAACATTATAGTCTACTGCTTCATTTTCATGAAACTCTATATCTCTAAAATTAATATCTAACCCTTTATATGTTATATAATTTCTTAGTATAGGTATATTATCTATTAATGCCGGAGCTGGTATAAGACTAAGGCTCAAAAATATATTTACAGTATCTTTAACAATATTTTGTATCTCACTATTCAAAGAACTTCCTAAGCTTGATTCACAACTTATAATTTTTTCATATAAATTTTTAAGATCTAAAGGTACAAAATTTTGATATAATAAACTACTTTCTTTAAACAAATATATACGACCTATATTATGTAATAAAAAGAATAAATCTGTATCATTTTTTGCTACTATATAGTTTATATAATTAAAATAGTTTGATCTAAGTATATTAGAATTAAATTTCTTTTCGATTAGATTAAAACGCTCACTTGTATTATCAAAATACATATCAGATAGATATTGCAAATTATTCGGATCTGCAAATCCTGAAACTTCTGCTGGATTAGAAATAAATCTTGTTGTTATAAATCCCCTATCGTTAATAATAAAAATATTTGAATCATTTTGTGAAAAGAAGATATCAATATCATCTTCATTTACTGATGTAAAATCATATGAAGGTCTATGTCTATAAATAATTTTCGGATTTAATTCAGGGCCTAAATCAACTATTCTTTCTGCATCTAATTGATATAAATAAAATATACCTTCACTGCTTGTACTTTGCTCAATTATATCCGGAGGAGCTTGTCCAGGCTCAGTTATAACTAATATTGAATCATCTGAGTCCCTAATATCGAAAGCAATTATATCTTCATCCTCTATTGTCGTTATTGTTTTAATTAATTTATTAGAATATTTATTTCTTATAGAAATAAACGTAGTATCGATACCCTCTTCACTATCTACTTCATTATATCGATAACCTAGTAAATTTTTTCCTATCTTAACAGTTTCATCTATAATATTTTCTTCTAATGTTATTTTATCAACAAGTTTTAATTTACCACACGGATTAATAAAACTGTTATCATAAAGATTCAGATCAATTTCATTTGTACCAGCTGATAAACTATATAAAATATCTGTTGAGTTATCATATGTAAATCTCGTACCACCTTTAAATAATGTTTCACCTGTATCTTCATCAGGTGTTATTGGTACTAAACTACTATTTTTGGTAAAGCTGCCTGAGAAAGTATGTGACGTTGTAGGTGTAGTAGTAAAATAAAAATATGTCTCATCGTTGTATACAAACAAAGTACTATCAATTGTATCATCTAATACACTTACACCAGGTACCTTATCAATAAAACTAAATGGGTCAATTTGAATAGGAAACAAATTATCTTTTGCTTGCTTCGTATCGTTGTTTCGTATATCATTTTTACCACTAGATAATCCTAAAAAGTATGCATCACCATTTTTTGCTGAATTTTTAAAGTTTAATAAATCATTACGCGAAGTAATATTTAATGCATATAAATTTAAATTATTTTTATTTAAAATACCTAAGTTTGTATCAACGAAAGATTGATCTATTACGCTTCTAGGCGATACAACCGGTTTAGTTAATATATCTCTTTCATTTGTTGGTGTCGTTGTTCTATCAAATTCTAATTTATTTAAAACACTATTTGCAAAAAACGTATTTAAAGATTGTAAAATACTAGAATTTTGAGTAAAAGTTTTACCGGTATATGCTACGCCATCTCTAACGTTTACAAAACCAGAATACGAAGCTCCACTTAATGTAAACGATCCAGCTGCTGTATATTTAAAATATTCAATCATTTTTTATAATCTATAAATTTAATCTCATTAATATTAGCTGTTTCCGGTATAGAGTTTTTAATATTAGTTATAACTATATTTTTTACTTCTTCCCGAATATCTTTATCTGATATATTTAAATTTTTAATATTAATATCCACTTCATTACTCTTATGTTTAAGATTAGTATTAATAGAATTAACTAATTGAATATTATCTGTTAAATTTCTCTGACCACATGGTAGTGATAAAGTTATATCTTGTATATTATTAATATTTGTACTAAACAAAAATGCTAATCTTTCATTTTCATTTAATGGTTCTAAAGAAAGATATAAATTATCTATTGCAATTCTATCTTCTGGATCACTAGCTGCATTACGCAATATTTCAATATTCTGCTGCACATTATTATTATCATTATAATAGATAAAAATATCTCCAAAAAGCAATCGCTTTGTAAACATTTGAAAAGCATTAATTTCAAATGTATATAATTCATTCGAATTTAAATATAATCTAAATTCACCTAAAACAGCATCAAAAGATATAAAGATATTATTTTGTTCGAATAAATCTATTTCAAAAGCATATTCATATGTAGTTTGATCTATTCTTGCTGATAAGCTTATACCTTCAGTACTATTATCAAATAGTCTATAAATTAACTTACAATTTTTACCACTCTTTTCAAAATATATACCACCGTGTATTGAATTAAATTCTGATTCTAAATAAAAATCATCTGTATCATTTTGTATCGTAAACCCTAAACCAAAACCACCGTTTTCATTTATTGAAGAAAAATAATTATTAATTTTTTCATCTATAATTGATATATCACAAAAATTAGTAGGTGTCTTCATAGCAAAATTTTCTTTTGCAATTCTAACATACTTGTATCTTTTTGATGGCTCAAAAACAAGATCACTTCTTTTATCAAAATAATATTTTTGTGTAACAGAACTCTTAAGACTAGAATTAGTCATTATTAAGTTTTCAACTGCTTGATCATATGTTATATTAAATGAAGCAACTCCACCTAAGGCTGTTTCTTTAGAAACTAAATCAGGGTAATAATATCTATCAACCCACGTTCCACGAGTACCTATACCGCCCGATAACCAAGTGCAAAGATAAGTTACATCTTCACTTTGTACGGTATCATCATCTAAATTATATACACGGTCAGATAAATCTGGTGCAATAAATGAAAATGATCCACAATCTGCAAATTTAGTATCATTAATATTAATTTTATCAAAAGGTTGAAGAGACGAAGGCGTAGTAAAATGTGTTGTTCCAGGTTTAATAACTAAGTCATAATTATTATAAACATAATTTAATGCTAAAGTTTCATTTTTTTCACTATCAATATCAGTAAAGATACTCGTATATGTTCTTAAATTTTGCGCGAATATAGGTGTTTCAGAAGTAGATAATAAATTATTTGATGATGTAAAAGAATCTTGTGTATTAACTATATTCTTTAAAGTAAGAAAATCAAAAACTTGCTTATCATTATCACTTGAACTAAACAGCAAATAATTTGATGGTAAATTAAAATCACTTTTTGTATCTCTTATTTTACCACTTTCGTTATATGTTATATAAGATGTATTGTAAGGCGATGGTATGGTTAAGTTTAATTCTTGATCAAGCCTTATACTAAAATTTGTAACTACAAACTCATTATAATTTTTTGATGGGTCAAGTTTTGTAGCAACAACTTTATTACCGTTACTAGTTAAAGCATAAACTATACGCGTACTGCCCTTCTGCTTTGTTGAATATAAATTAAGATAACTTATTGAAGTATATTTACATAAGTTGTAATTTAAATTAAATCCTGAAAGAGGTAATTGACTTTCTGAAACAAATAAAACATCTCGAGTATCTTTAAATCCTGCTTCGTTATCATCTTCAACAACGAGAAAATATCTTATATTATTAACACGAGTTGCAACCCTACAATTAAAATCATCAATCAATTCTATTTCAAAAATATCACCACTAACTGAATCAATTGATGCTGTACCGTAGTTTTCAGCTTCAAAAATTTTATTTTCTATTTTAAACGTACTTAAAGAAGCTTGTTTAAATTTGCAAAAAGCAGAAGCACTAAATCCAAAATTTAACGTTGTTGTATATTTATCGGGTTTTATTTTTGGCGCATTATAAGTAGTAACACTATCTAACAGTACATTATCTGTAAGATAAAAATTTGTATAGTTTAAATTCTTAAAGCTTTGCGCACCTGAAAGAGCCTGTATGAAATTTATCTTAAAACCGCCATTAAATGTCCTAGGAAATTGATCTAATTCAATATTCATTGGACAAAAGCTAGCCTCTGCAGAGCTAAGTGCACTTAG